TCACCCCACCTCTGCAAACCTCCCCGCCTCAAGGGCGTCGCGCCGGGTGCGCGGCAGATAGACGCCGTCGTCAGCCTCGCGGATGCGCCGTTGCCGGTTGCGCACGCTCTGCCACAACTGCGGCGGTGTGATCCGGCGGCCGGGATTGACCTTGTTGAACTCGGCTATCGCGCTGCGTGCCTCGTCCATGCCGCTTTGGTCCTGCTCCATCGCGGCGCGTGCGAACTGCGTCATCAAGTCCTGGCGTCGCTCGTTGAGTCGTCGATCCGCGCTCATCACCGCGCTGCGACCCTCGAAGGCAAGGCGGATCTCGGAAGGCGAGAAGCCTGACGCCTGCCCGAGCACGCCAGCCAAGCTCACCTCGTCCTTGATGACCACGCCAGTCCGGTCGACTTCGCCGTCGCTGTACTGGCGGTATGCCTTGATCGGGTTGCGCGCGAAGATCGGCAGCATGTCCTCCAGGCCGCGGGCGTAATCGCCGTCGGACATCTTTTGCGCGCCCTTGGCCGCATTCACACCCATGCCGATCACCGGACCAAGCATGGCCGTGGCGAAGGCTTCGGCCCAGCGCTGCCCCTCCAGGCTCTCATTCACGTCCGGCAGCAGCAGCTTGTCCAAACCCACACGCCCGGAGACGTCCCACGGCGTCAGGCGCGAGAAGCCGCGGGCGATCACCTCGGAGGCTTTCGGCCCGAAGGCGTCTGCCAGCATGTTGCGCAAGGCAACCTCGGCGTCCCACGGCTCATCGTCGCTGCCGCCCAACGCAGAGGCCAGCGCCAGAAGCGTGCCAACCATCGGCAGGCCCAGCACGCCGGCCGCGGCCGCGTGCATGGTCATCAGCGAGGCAAAGACCTTGCGCGCCTCGCGCCTGACCTCGGGCGACTCGCCATTGACCGACTGGTAGGCATTGCGCGCGATCGTGTAGATCATGTTCTGCGCGTACTGCTTGAACAGCAGAACAACCTTGGCGACGTTGCCCTGCATCACCCGCGGCCGGTTGCCGGCCGAGTAATCGAAGTGGCCGTCGTAGGTCGCCTTCACCGCTTGCGCGTAGGCCGTGTCGTGCTTCGATCCAGCATCGCGCGCAAGACGGTAGGCGGCCAGGAATGTGGCCTGCCGGTTGAAGCGCTCGGCGTGGTGGAACAGGAAGCTCGCAGCACGCATCACCGGCCGGATCTTCCACATCACCTTGGCGTCCTCGCCCTGGGCGATGCCGGCGAGGTCGTGAGCCATGGTGACGTCGATCACGCCGGTTCGCACCGCCTCATCGTAGGCGGCGATCTCATCCTCGTTCTTCAGGCGCGAACGAAGATCGTTCTTGCCCTCCATCGTTTCCTTCGAGGCCGTCATCAGGGCGGCGCCAGCCTTCCTGAATCCCCACTTGGCACCCAGAACCGGGTAGGCAACCAGCGGCGTCTGCGACAGGTTCACCATCGCGGCGGCCGGCGAAATGCCGAGGTAGTAGACAAAGCCGAAGCTGGTGAGCGCCGTCGAGAGCGGGTTGCTCTTCGGGTTCATCATCGCCTCGTGGCGCTTGTTCATCTCGTCAACGACGCGCTGCGCGGCCGGCTGGTCGAAGTCCTCAAGCGCGCTCATCTCGTCGACGTGCTTCTGCATCCGATCAAGCTCGGCCTGCATTTGGTCGCCGTACCGCAGCTTGGCAAGGTAGCGCGCGCCGTGGAAGGTGTTTTGCGCGAAGGCACGGCGGGCATCCTGGCTGAAGCCGGGCGTCCCCTTGCGGTGGATGCCGTGCTTCGCCCACGACAGATCGGGCAACGACGACAAGTAGAGCTGGCCCAGCGTGTCTTCCAGTTCGGCCATCACGCGAGGATCAAGCTGCTGCTCATCGAGCGCGTTGAACAGTTCGGACATGAAGCCGCGCCCGACCATGTCACGTCCCGCGATGAACTCCTTGCTCAGAATGACGCGCCCGACCTGATACCCGTCCTTCGCCGGGAACGCCTTGACCATCTCCTGACGCATGGCTTCCGCCTCGGCCATCGTCTCGGCGCGCGACACGCTCGCAACCTTGCCGGTGTCGTCCTTTGTCACCACGACGTACTGTCCGAAGCGGGCGAGCGGGAAGTACACGCCCTTGATCGACTTGAAGAAGTCGTCATCCATGCGCTTCAGGAGTTCCGCGCGCCGCTCTTCTCGGAGTTCGCTGCGCATGATCCGATCGGTGATGGCCTGCCGCACCTCCGCATGATGCTTGCGGTAGTGGTCGCGAGCCTCACGATAGACCTTCTGCGCCTCCGGCGAGAGTTGCGCAAATTGCGCCTTGAGCATGTGGCTCTTGGGCAGATCGTCGCCCGGCATGTGCTCGACCGTGTCGTCGGCGTCGATTTGCGCCAGGGTGGCGTCGTGCATCAGGTCGGCCAGCTTGCTCTCGTCGGGCAGCTTGCCCCAGCGGCGCGCGAGGTCGTCGGCAGCGGCGCCCACGTCGTTCTTGTCGGCCTCCATCTGCGCGGCGAGGCGGTCGTACTCGGCCAGCGGCAGCACGTCGCCATACACATCGACCAGTTGCCGGCGGCCCATGAACTGCAAACCCAGCTTCAGCCAGTCAGTCAGCTTGTGCTTGCCGGCCTTCTTCACGTCTTGGACCGTGATGGACTTCAGGCCATCGCCGATGTTCTTGGCAAGCGCCTGGGCGCCATCCATGCCTGAGCGGCTGAACTGCAATTCATCTGCGCCACGCTCGGCAGTCTGCACAATGCTTCCCCGCACCTGCTGCTGCGCCATCCTGATGTTGCGCTTGTGCCAAAACGCCGCACGACCAGCATTCGGAGCGTCGTCAGTCAGGATGCGCTCGGCCACGCGCAGCACCTCGGATAGCGCAGTGTCGTTGCGCGAACTCAGGCCCAGCAGGTTTCGCACTGCCTCAACGAAGTTCGACCACATCGAGCCAGAGCGATACGGAATCGTCTCCAGGTAGGCTTGCGCCTCGCTATTCGACAGCGCCCACGCCAGCACCTCATCGTCGCTACGGAAGGCGTTGTTTGCGCCGCCACGCATGTCCTGCTCAAACTCGGTGAGCGTTGCCTTGCCGGCGTCTGCTGCGTCGAAGCGCTTGCGAATGTGCTCTGCAATGGCATCAGTCACGGCCATCAGGTCGCGCGCATGCTTGCCGGCCAGAGAATTTGGATTCTGCGTGCCATAGAAAACCATGCCGGCCGTGGCGGCATGAACCAGCTCGTGCAGCAAAACCTCTTCTTCCACGCCGACCCTGCCGGTCATGTCCGCGCCGTTGAGCCACACAACGATGTCGCGGCCCTTCTCGTCGAACCCTGTTTCCGTGTAACCGCGCGAGTTCGCCATGCTGGCGGGGGCCATGTCGCCGCGGTGGACAATCTTCAGGTCGAGCGCAACGCCGGCTTTCTCAAGGCGCTGCAACTTCTCCAGCACCTTTTGCGAAACAACTGCCTTCGCGCCATCTTTCGATCGCGTCAAGAACTGCGCCGCCTCGATCAGCGTCTTGCCCTCGATGGCAGACTGCACACGCTGCGCTTCTTGTACAGGGGCGTCGCCGACTGAGCGGCTGAAGCTGTCGCCGGCCGATGCAGCCGTCGCCGATCCCGCCCGCACCTCGCCTGCCGCGGCCCGATCCAGCCCAGCCATCGCGTAGCCGACGAAGTCGTCGACGCTCATCGTCTTCGTGCCCAGCCCGTTGCGCAGCATCCAGGTACGGATCATGCCCACGAACGAGCGCAGGAAGTCACCGACGCGCTTCCCGAGCGTCTTGTCGGCCCACTGCACGAAGGCATTGTCGGCGAACTTGTAGCCCGCGCTCCGGCCTTCGATCACCGCCTGCTCGACGATGTAGGCGGATGCCTCAGACGCCTTGTTCGACTCGCCGGCCATTGCCATGCGACGCGCCACGCGATCGAGGAAGCCGCGCATCGCCGGGTCTTTCACCGACTCCCTGCCGCGCACCATTTCCATCGCGCGCTGGTCGATCTTCTGGCGCTGCTGGCCGTGCATCACCTCATGCAGCAGCACAGCGGTTGCGGTGACAGGATTCAGGTTCGGGCCGACAAGGAAGGTCAGGCCAGACTTTGGATCGTAGAAGCCGTTGACGACGCCAGCCGTCGAGAACTTGCGCATCGTCGCATCGAGGTTGCGGCCGGTCTTCTCGGCCACGATCCGACCCACTTCACGCATGTCCGCGGTGTTGATGACCACGGCGCCGCCACGCTTGCCGGCTCGGCCGCGCTCAAGCATCTTCTGCGTGACCTCGGACAGGCCACCGAACTGCAAGCGCATCGCGCGAACCAGCCCCTTCTCGGTGATGCCGGTCAGCAGTGCGTTGCGATCGCGCTGGAAGGTCGCCGAGAAGGCCACTTCAGGGTCAGCATCTCCCGGCTGCCTGTCCCCGCCATCAACGGCCGGGCGGTCGATCACCACCATGCGCGCATTGACGCCCGTCTGCACAGGAAGGGACGGGTCCATGAACGAGCCTTCGGGCAGCTTCTCGGACGTGCCGCCCACGGAATCGAGCCAGTCGCGGAAGTCCTGTGCGCGCTTGTCCTGACCGAAGAAGACCCCTTCGCCCATGATCGCCACGATCCGGCCGCCAGGGCGCAGAAGCGTGAATGCGTGCTGCACATGCTCGGCGTCGCGGCGGTCGCTGAAAGGCGGGTTCATGATGATGCGGTCGTAGCCGCTCCACGATCCGCGATGCGCCACCCCTACAACCTCGTCACGGTTGTACAGCCCAAGACGATTGCCCTGTTCATCCTCGAGTCGAACACGCTGACTGCCCATGCTCCCTAGGCCGCGCAGAATGCCTTGTTTGCCATCGGGCGCGCGGAAGATGTCGCCGTAGGTGAAGAACTTGCGCGGCTCCATGTTCATGAAGTCGCTCACCTCGGCGAGGTGGTAGCCCTTTTCCTCCAGTAGCTCGCGGCGCTCGGCGGAAATCTCCACCACGTCCGGTTCTGCGCCTGCCTCGCGGATGCGGTCGGCAATGTGCCCCATGCCGGCGCTCGGCTCGAGCACGGCCATGTCGGGCTTGATGTCCGCCGCCTCGACCATCTGGTCGGCGATCTCGGCCGGCGTCGGGAAAAAGTCCAGCCCGTCCGCGCGGCGCCCGACCATCGCGAGTTCCATCTCGCGGACCTTGTTGGCCACGGCGGTCTCTTGCAGCGCGATCACCTCGCGCAGCGCCGAACGGAACTCGCTGGGCGTCTCGATACCGATCCGCGACAACAGCTTGCGGCGGTCGTAGGCGTTCTGGAACTGCCACGGCACGGCAAGGCCGTTCGTCTTGTTGCCGCGGCGGCCGATGGCCTCGACAAGTTCCTTGCCGAACTCGCCCGACAGGGTGATGCGCTTGTCGCCATCGCCCGCCCACACCTTGCGGTTCATCGCCTCGGACGGGCTCAGGATGACGCGGTTCTGGCCGCGCTTGATCGGCAGCACGATGGCCTTGCCGACAAGTCCACTTTGGCGGATGGCGCGCTCGGCGCTCTCGCGGTTGGCGAACTCGGCCAGCGCGTCACCGCGCCCGAACTGCGACACCGCGCGGATGTTGTCCCGAGCGAACTCGAGATAGGCGTCGGTCACGTCATCGGCCACGCTCATCAGTTTCTGGCCGAGCTTCTTCGTGCCATCAATTTCAAGCATCTGGCGACCGAGCATCGCAAGGTCGGAGCGGAACGCGGTGTAGCTCGGGAAGTCAGCAAAGCCTGCTGTCTCGGCGGTCGCCGGCTCGCCCTTGCGCTTTTCCTGGTCGGCGTAGCTCGGGTATTTTGCGCGCAGCTCATTGCCCTTGGCGGTGCGCACGTAGCCCAGCAGCGCCTCAACCTGCGTGCGCGTGCGCACGGCATCGAGGAACTTCGCACGCCCCTCCTGGATCGCCTGCGCGATGTTGCGCATCGTCCGGGCCATTGCCTTCTGTGCCGCCGCCGCGTTGAGCGCAGCAGAGGCAAAGCGGGCGCGGCGCGCGGTGTTCGCCTTGCGGTAGCGGCTCTCTTCGGCGTTCGCATCCTGCTCCATGCGGTCAGCCATCTCGGCCAAGCGCTCGGCCGCGGTCTGGCTCCTGTCGTCAGCGAATGCGTCGCGGCGCTGCTCGACCTGATCCTTCGCTGCCGCAACGTCACCGCCTGCCAGCTTCAGGAATGCCTCTGCATCCTCGCGCATCCTGAACTGGAAGCCGGGCACGGCGCCATTGCCACGGAACCCGGAATACCGGCCGCCCAGCCGCTTTGCGCCGGCCAGCACGGTGTTGTAATCCTCCCTGCTCAGGCGTTCGGCCAGTTGTACGACGAAGAGGTCATGGCCGTCGCGCGTGTGCTTGGTGGCGATGACCTGCCCGCCCGTCGTCTGGCCGGCTGCGCGAACCTCATTTTGCGCAGCACGCTTGCGCGCCTCGCGGGCCTCGCGCGTACCTTCAGCCTCGAGTTCGTCGTAGCGGATGCGCTGCTCCGGGGTCAGCATCAGAAACGCCTCATGCCGCGTCTTGCCTTCCCGGATATGCGCGTTCATCAGGCTGCGGTAGTCGTTGAGCGTCTGCGGGTTCGCCATTGCCTCAGCGCGCGCCGTGCGGCGGACCTCAGCCTCTCGAATGGCCGCCTCACGGTCACGGACGTACTGCGCCAGCTTGTCGGCGTCGGTCGCCTCGACCATGCGGCGCACCGCTTTCTGGTAGCTATCGCGCGCAATGCCGTAGCTCACGGTCTCGCCAAGTGCGTACTCGCCGATCATCTGTCGATAGACGGCGTCGACCACGCCGTCCTTCTTCTCGTTGGCGTAGCGCATTTGCAGGTACGGCCCGCCATCGCGCAGCAGTTCGGCCTTGGTCTTTGCGCTCAGTTCGGCCTTGATGGCGGCCTCGTTAGAGACAACCTGCTCGAACGATGCCTTGAACGCCTCGGGGGTGGCCTTGCCGGTGCGTACGGACGCCATCAGCGCTTCATGCTGGGCGGCGTAGCCTGCGGGTGCCTCGGTGGCGGGCGCCTCGACCTTCTCCTTGACGATCTCGACCCGGCGAATCCTGCCGTCCTGCATCACCGTGCGATTGCCGCCGTTGAAGCTCTTGAAGTCGCGGCCGATGCGCTTCCACTCGTCCATCGTCATCTTGACGGGGCCGGCGTATTTCGCAGCATCGGCAGCGGCGTCGGCCTCGCGGCGCTCGCGGTCCGTCTGCTCTGCGGCAGCCATGCGGGCGCGGTCCTCGGCAACGCCGCGATCAAAGGTCGCCTGGCCGCGCTTCGCAAGGTCGTTCAGAGTGTCGTCGTAGTCCTCGAGTCCGTACCGCTTGGCGTGCTCGCGTGCCTCGCGGATCGGGTATCCGTCGCGCTGGAAGCCGGTGCCGTCGGCGATGCGCTTTTCCGCGTTGGCGATCATCTCTTCCAGTTCGCGGCGCGGCGCTGCGAACTCGTCGTACTCAGTCTTGTAGGCGTACCCGAACGGCAGCCATGCGCCGCCAACCTTGAACTCCTGGCGCGCATTGGAAATGCCGTCGATCTGACCCGTCTCCATCGGGTACTTGCCCGACACCTTGACGGTTTCGCCTCGCTTGAAGGTGAGCGTCTGGCGCTGATCCTCGTCGACGCGCTCGACGATGAATTGGTCGCGGTCAGAGGCGGGTTGCCCGGGCGCCTCGTCAGTTTCTTCTGCGACAGGACGACCCTCCTCTCCGCGCCACTTCGCCGGAAGTTCCGCAGCCGTGATACGCCCCACGCGAAGATCCGCAATCAGCCCTTCAAGGTTCGCGGCGTCCGTCGCGCGCTTGTTCCATGCTTCCGTGCCCGACTTGGTGCGCTCGTTCATGGAGCGCAGACGATCCACCTCGGCCTGCATCGGCGCAATCACCTCGCGGTCGATGCGATCCTCTTGCGCCTTCTTCTGCATCGCCTCGCGCTGATAGCGGTCGCGCACCAGATCATCGAGCTTGAAGAAGTGACGGGAGGCGTCACGCTTTTGAGCGTCCGTCAGGCCGTCGTACATCTCCAGCGACACGTCGGCGTCGCGCGGCGCATCCATCAGCGCAGCCCAGTAGGCGCCGCGCGCGGAAACCTCGGACTCGCCGCCGCCGGATGCTGCGGCGTACTTGGCCTTGCGCTCGTCGCCGTTGGCGTTCTCCAGATAGGCGTCGCGGTAGCGATTGCCGGCCCACTGCTGTTCAAGCCACTGATCGAAGGTCAGACGGTAGGCAGGTTGAGGTTCTTCCTCGGTCGGCGCGTCAGCGGGCTCGGCGGCCTTGGCCTGCGCGGTCGCCGCCTGCTCGATCTCTGCGATCAGTTCATTCATGCCGCGGATCTTCTGGATCGTCGGGTGCATGCCGCGCCAGTTGCCGGTGCTGGTCAGATACCAGCCGCCCATGTCCTGCTGGACCTGCCAGTCCTTGCCGTCCAGTGTCACCACGTCGCCCGCGTTGTACGGAGTAAAGGCGGAAACCTTGGTCGGGTCGCGGCGGGGGCCGGAGAGGGCGGGGGGCTCTGCGGGGGTGGTGTCGGCCTGTGCACCCGCGAGCACGCCATCAAGCGCATCAGACACTTCCTGCGCGTCTTCAGCCATGAGGGCGTTCACGCGCTCGTCGTGAGTCATCCTCGCGCCAGCAAGGCCGAGCGCATCAAATACCGCCTTCAGGTCTTGCCCGGATGCTTCTTCCAGTCGCTTGCGAAGGGGGCTTTCCTGCCCCGCCTGCTGTGCACGACTGGCGCGCACCAGCGCCTCGCTGATCTGCGTGCGCATCGCATCAAGATCGGCCGAGTCTTCGATGTTCGCATCCGCCCACGCCTCATCCGGCGCAATGCTGCGCAGTTGTGCGTTCATGGCCTTCAGCGAAGCAATGGTGCCCGCCCTGTTCGCAAGCTCAATTTGGCCGGCGCGAGAAGCCACGTCGGCGGGGCCGGCGTACCGCTTTGCCTCGGCCTGCTGCGCCGGCCCCGCGCCAGCCTCCGATGCGCGATACAGCGCAGTCCGTTCCAGCGGTATCGACTCGACCGAAACGAACTCTCCGCTTGGCGCCAGCATGTAGACCGTCGCCGTGCCTCCTTCTCCGAGCGCGCCGTCAGCGACTTCAACGGTCTGCCCGCCGCGAAGCCCCATGATGCGACCTGCGGTGAATTTGCTCGCAGCGGCCTCGACGAACCTTTCTTGCTTGCGCAGTTCCTGCCCTGTGAAATTGGCGAGGAACTGCTTGCGGTGATCGGCGTATGCACGTTGGGCGGCATAGTGCCGCTGAAGCTCCGGCTCCGCGTTGACCGCCAGAAGCTGATCCATGAACGCCTGCTGCTCGGCCTCAGTCGGCCGGCTCGCCTCGCGCTGCGCCGCCGCTTGTGCCGCCGCCTCTTCCTCGGCCTCACGCTCCGCGCGCCAGTCGTCGTAGCTCTTGCCGCCAGACTCCTTCTGAAAGCGCGTCAGCAGTGCGCCATCGCCCTTGTTGCGAAGCCGCGCGACCTCGATGGCGTTGCCGATCTCGGCGAGCACGTCATCAGTGCGGCCGGATTTCTTGGCGTCCGCGATGGCCTGCTCAAGATTCTGCCCGCCGGCCAGCCCTGTCCCGTAGCTCATCGGGCGATCAGGGTTCTTCGCAAAGCCCGGCGAGGACTTCACCTTGTCCTTGAACTCACCCAGCTTCTCGACGGTGTTGACCACCTTGAATTTTCCGTCGCCCGGAACATCGAAGGTTACGAAGCCGATTTGCTCGGCAAGCCTTGCCATGCGTTCGTCTTTTGCGTTGTCGAACGCATCGCTCGCCGCGTCGATCTTCTTGCTGCCCTTGCCGAACTTCTTTTCTGCGGCCTTGCGGTCAAAGTAGTTCTTGCGCTCGCGCTCCATCTGAGCCTGAAGTTCCGCATGCTCGGCAGGAACGTTCGCAATCGCGCGATCAATCTCGGCGATCAGCCATGCCTTTGCCTCAGCCGGATTGAAGTCGGTATTGCGCGCGGACTTCTGGATGGCCTCGGCGATGACGGGGGCCGTGACCGGCTCTGCGGTCTGGCCGGGGTCTTTGTGGGTTGCCTCCTGCTCTGCCGCCTTGCGCCGCTGGACTACGTACCCCTTGTCGCCTACGCCTGCGTCTTTCGCCGACACAATCTCGTGCGTCTCAGCCAGTCCACGCGCGCTGAGTTCGCGCGAGGCTGCGGCCTTGACGGCGAACGGCTTGCCATCCTTCGCGGTGATGACGTTGAACAGCGGATTGGCGGCGATCTCCTTCGCCCCTTGCTCGCGCTTCTCGCCGGCCTGGTCAAGGTTGTCGCGGTGAATCCTCGTTGCCTTGCGCTTGCCGTCCTTCGTGAAGGTTTGCAGCAGCTTGCGGTCGCCTTCAAGGTCGGCAGTGCGCACGGTGACGGTTTTGCCGTCGCGGCCCTTCAGGGTCGTGAACTCGGGCGCGGCCTGCGTGTCCGCCTGCGTCGCTTGCGGCTGCTGCGGCTGCGCGGCAGCGTCAGTGGCGGCCCGCCCAGTCGCCTGCTCGGTCGCCGACTGGCCTTCTGCGCGCCTGCGCTGGTACTCGGATTCAGCCTCCATTGACTCAGCAAAGCGGGCGCCAGCCTCTACGTCCGTCAGGATGCGAGCACTTTTAAATCGGTTGTCGCTGATCGCGGCCTCGATGGTGTCGTATTGCGTGTCGCCAAATACGCCACCTTTGTTGTAGCGCGTGACCTGGAACTTGCCTGGCTGTTGCGCAGACGGGGAGATCGTTGCGAAAGTGTCGCGCCCAGTGTCGAAAACAGGCATCTCGCCACGCTCGACTTTTGCGCTCACCTCGGCGCGGGTCATTTCGCCCAAGCGGTCAGAAAGCGCATATTCCTCGTCGCTGAAGAGTTCGACCTTTCTGTAGCGCTCGATCAGACTGTCGCGGCTCTCTTGCGCGCCTTCCTGCCCGCGCGCGCCCTGCGTCTGCGCGCTCGGCGAGTTCTTCACCGCCTCAAGCGCCTGGTCGATCGGCGCATCAAGCACGATGGCCTTTACCTGCTTGCCCTCTTCTGCGGCAGCCAAGGCTTGATGGTGTCCGTCGACGATGTGGCCGTCGCTGGAAACGATCACAGCCCTGTCGCCTGCGGCGGTCTTCGCGGCCTCGACCTTCTCCGGCGAGAACTCGGCCTGCGTCGGCTTGAGCGATGCCGCATCGACGCTTGTCGTTTCGTGCGAGATACCTTGGGCGTTCAGGTGCTTGACCAGTCCGCCATGCGACTTTGCCGGAACCTGCGGCATTTCTGCCCGCGGAATGCCAAGCGTTCCGGTTTCCGGCGCGAACTCTTTGACACTGGCGCTGGCCTTGCGCGCCTTCATCTTCTCGATCACCGACTTGCTGCCGGCCTCAATCTCGTTGTCCGCTGCTTTCCTGCGCTTGGCGCCCTCGCTTTCCAGCACGCGGATCGTTTCCGTCTGGAGCTTGTCCGGGTCGTATGTGCCACGCGGCTTCAGCCCTTCCGGCGTAACGTCGCCCCACTGGCCGTTGGCAAAGCCAATCGACTTGCCAGCCGACTCGATGTAGTAGCGGCCGTCAGGATACTGGCTGCCGAAATTCACATAGCCGTCGCTCGTGCCGATGGACGATGCTTGAACCTCCAGCGCCTCAAACTCGCCCTGTACGTTGGTGACGATGCGCTCGGACGGGAATGAAAGGCCACTCGGCATCGGCCTGCGGTCCTGCTCGAGCACGGGCGCACCTTGGGATGTGCTCGGCCGATTGCCTTGCTGCGCTCGGCCCTGGGTAGTATCGGCACGCTCGGCTTGTGCCTGGAGCGCTGCCGCGATTTCCTGCTGAGTGGCGCCGGCTGCCAGCGCTTTCTCGTAGTTCGCCAGCAGCGCCCGGCCGTCCTTGCTGGTGTTCGGGTCCCCCATGAACGTCACGCCACCGTTGGGCGCGACCGCAAGCTGGACGCCGCTGCTACCGTTCAGTCGGCTCTTGTCGACGGTGGCCTTGATCCACTTTGCCTTTTCGCCCTCCTGTCCGCGCGCTTCTTCTGCTTGCGTAGCCACTTGTTGAGCCTGGGGCACATTGACGACGGTCTCCTTGGGGGCTGGGGCGGCGGCTCGGTCGGCAACGGTGCCGGCCATGTCTGCTTCGAGCGCCTGACGGAACGACGTGGAGAGCTCGACGCCGAGCTCACCGGCCACGCCGAACAGATTAACCTTGGCGCCATCGGTCAGCAGGGCGATGTTGCGCTCCTTGCTGGCGGTCGGCTTGAGGCCCATGGTCGGCAGGAAGCGTGCGGCGATCTGATTAACTGCGCCAGCCTTCATGCCCTGTAGTCGCTTGGCAAGCATCTCGGCGGTTTGAGCCTTCACCGCATCCACTGTTTCGCGCGAGACGCCGGAGGAGGCTGGCTGCTGCTCGGCGGCCGGGTTGATCGTGGCGCCGGCCTGAACCGGCGCCTGCGCCTTCTCGCGCGGCTGCATGGCGGCTGCGGGTTGCGCGGGCGCCATGGGCGCCTGAGTCGGTGAAAAAGTGGCCTCGCTAGACTCAAGAAGCGCCCCTAGGTGTGCAGAAAGCTGCTGGCCCGGCGTTTCAAGGTTCGCCGCGCCAAAGTCTTGATCGAGAGAGTTGTCATCAAGGCCGTCAATTCGATCGCCAACTTTTGAGATGCCTGTTGCGCCACGCCCTTCAGGGAGCGGGCTACCTTGTTCATCAACTGCGATGAGGGTCTTTACCTGTGTGCCGTCCTTTCGCACTCGCTCAAAGACTCGATACGCCTGCCCAGTGCCTTTATCAACAATCTCGTCTCCGTCTTTCGACGCCTCAAACCACGAGCGAACCCTTGAACGCCATCCGTTCCTCTGCTTTGTTGCAACAGCGTTTTCTTCACGCCTTGAAGTCGCCTCATTTTTTTTTCGCGCAGCATCCTGAATGTCAGTCCACTCTTGAAATGCGACCTCATACGCTGCGGTTCCAGGCGTCAGTCCTTTTGGATCGAACTTTGGCGCACCTTGGCCTTCTCCTGCAGTATCACCCAAGGTATCCACCGCCGGTTGTGCGCCACGGCGCTCGATCTCGGCAAGCGCCGCCTCCTTCCATCCGGGACGGCCCTTCTCGGCCAGGTACTGCAACTGCTCAGGCGTGCGCGAGGCGAGCTCCTTGCGCGCCGCTTCTTGATCGAACGCCGGCGGGGTCAGCTCAAGCCCAGTATCGGCGGGCGATTCGTTCTTGACCGGCTCTTGATTGCCAGCCGGCTCGGCCTTCGCAAGCTCACCCTGAAGCCGATCTCGCTCTTCGGCGAGACGGCGATCCCATCCGCCATTGACGCGGGCCTGCTGCTCGATGAAGCCCAGGCGCTCGCGCATCTGCTCGGGCGTGTCGGTCGCCTGCTTCTGCTCCGGGACTCGTGCGCCAGCCTCAATGATCTCGCCCGTCTCGGGATCGACAGCCTGCGCTGCCTGCTGCATCGTCGCTGATGCGCCGGTATCGACCGCGAGTGCAGCGGCGGCCGACATCGGGCCGGCGGCAGGGTCAAGGCCCATCTGCTGCGACGGCAGCGGCTCGAGCGCACGCTCGTTGATGATCGGCGCGGGTGCAGGCGGGAATACGCCGGCACGGCCAAGCGCGGCTTCGTCGATGACCGGACGCTCGGCGGTCGGAGTGAAGCCTTGTGGCGGCGCCGCGGGCGGCTCGTTGCCGGCGGCCGGCGGCGGCAGCCCGCCATCCTGCGGCCCGGGGCGCGTCATGCCGCTGTAGAGCGACGCACCGCCACCCATTGCCATGCCGGCCAGCGGGCCCATCACGGCCGCATCTTCGACGCCTTCGCTCCACGGCTTGTCGAGCGCAAGGTTCTGGATGATCTGCTCGGAGATCGACTGCGGCAGTTCTTCGAGGAAGCCTTCGGAGATTGCGCCCTCGACCACTTGACGCGGAATGCTCTTGGCCGGCAGCTTGGCAATCTCGCCGGCAACAATCTGCGGCTTTGCGCCTTGGGCGATCATAGTGTCGACGTCGCCCAGGCCAAAGCGCTGCGCTACGCGCCCACCCAGGTAGCCGAACAGCGTACCGAGCGCGCCGGTAGCCACGGCGGCGCCGGCCTGCGTCGGCGCCAGAAGCCCGTCGTCGGTTTCCTGACGGATGGCCTCGGCCTGCGCGCCGGCCATCATCGTGCCTTCGCCGATCGCGCCGGCCGCAGCGGCGCCCACCTTTGGCGCCACGGCGCGCACCGCGCGTCCTGTAACGCCGCCGGCCAGCATCGGCGCTGCCGACTCGACAATGGTGTTCGCAATCAGGGACGGGTTCTGGATGGCGACTGCCGTCTTGTCCAGGATGCCGTCGACCTCCTGGAATTGGCGCTGCTGCTCCTTGTACTGGTCCGTGTTGAACTCGCCAAGGATCTCCTTGGCTTCCTTCGGCCGGAAGCCGAAAGAGCCGCCTTCGTTTTCCAGGAACTTCCCAACGCGGCCGCCGGCAGGAATGTCGGCAAGGCCGACAAGCGTCTCAGGAACGGCAATCGCAGACTTGACCGCAGACAGGCCCAGGTCGCGGGCGTGACCGAGAAAGCCTTTGTCCTGCGGCGGAGCCGTCTGCATCAGCGCGTCAACTTCGCTCGCCGGCTTAACCGATGTGCTGGCTGGCTTCTGGCCGCCGTTCTTGTTCGATTCGTAGCTGTCCAGAAACTTGTCGACTTCGCTCATGTGGCGCTATTCCTCACTGATACCCAAGGGCGCGGATCTGCGCGGCCCGCTGTTCGCGCGTAAGCGCGGTGTTCTGCATGATCTTCAGCACTGCTGGGTTCTCGTTGATCGGCGGAAGCGCCTGCGCGCCTTGCTGCTGATCAACGAACTGCCCGGTTTGGTTGTTGAACACTCGCGCAGGACGGGTAAAGGCCATGTTGGTGGTCGGGTCGATTTCCTGGCCGCCCGGCACGACCGTGTAGCGGTTCGGCGCGTCCTTCCCGTTCATAGCCCTGATCTGCTCGGCAACCGCGGCACGCTCTTCCGGCGTCTTCGCATTTTCGTATGCCGTGTACAGCTTCTCCACGCGCTCCAGGCTGCGGGCCTCGAAGCCGCGAACGTTCGCCTCGGTGTCAGCGCGCTGCTGGTCGATGCCGAGTCGGCTGCGTTCGATCGCCGTTCGATTGGCCTCGGCCTGCGCCGCAAGTCCGCGGCTTGCGGCGCCTTCGCGCTCGCGCATGGCAAGCTCGGCTGCCGCACGCTGGCTCGCCACGTCGGCATTGCGCATTGCTACCGTTGCATTCAAGCGCGTGCGTCCCATTCCCTTCATGGACTCTTGGAGCGCGGAATCGCTGAACCTGGCATTCGTCTCATCGACAGCAGAGTTGCCAATGACGCCACCGCGAGGCCCGCCGTCTGAGCCACCCTGCGCGTCGAGATAGCTTTGGCGGATGGCGTTGGCTGCGGCCATGCGCTCGTTGGCGGCGTTCAGGTCAAAGCCGCGCGTGTAGTTCTGCGGTAGCGCACCTTCGCCATTGCCGGAAAACTCCATCACGCCGTTTGCGCCGCGGCGCGCGCTGATGTTCGATCCACGAACCCGCTGCTCGGCGTTGTAGAAGCCAAGCGCCTGATCGTTCGCGCCACGCATCCCAGCGGGCGCCTCGCGTTGCCATGCTGAACGGTAGGCGTCTCCGGCATCGTTGCGCTGCTGCTCGGTCAGGGAGGACGGGTTGAAGCCTTGCGGAGCGGCGGCAGTCGACGTGCTCGCGGGATCGCCGGCTTGGCGTTGTTGCGTAGCGGGGGCGGAGGTTGCCGGTTGCGACTTGGGCTGCGCAGAGAATCCGGCTGCCGGCCGCGTGCCCTCGATCGGCGTCGCGTCGCCAGTAACCGCCGTCTTCAGCGCATTGGCTGCCGGGTCGATCAAAGTCTTCACGCCACGACCGATGTCGTCAGCTAGGCCGACAGCGGACACGGGCATATTGCGAACCGTGGCGCCAATCGCCGCCGGGATGCCGCCCTTCTGGTAGGACTCGGCGATGTTCTGGCTTGAGCCTCGGATCGCAGTGTCCGTACTCGGGAAGGCGGCGCGGAAGCCGCGAGCAATTTCGCTGTTTGCGCCCTCGTACATCCCTTGCCCACCCGATCGCTCCACGCGAGCCTGATTGCCAAGCGCAACGGCGCCCATCTGCGGGCTCGGCCCGGTGCGGCGGCGCCCATCCTCGACAAGCCCGCCATCAGCGAACCCGCGCGGCTCGTCCATCAGCGACCGGCGCCCCATCGCGCTCTGCTGGTCGATCTGCCCTTGAAGCTGTGCGCTCATCTCGGCATTGCGGGCGATGGTTTCCGAGCGGCCCTGACGCTGCATGCGAGCCTGACGGTCAAGCGTGTCTTCCTCGATCTGGCGCGACCGGGCAAAGCCTTGGTCGATCGCGGACTCGTTGCCGCCCATTGCTGTATCGTCATCCACAATGCCGCCATCAGCGAAGCCGGCGGCTGCGTCGATCTGGCGCTTACGGTTGCGGAGTGCGTCAGCCGCGGAGCCGATCGACGGCGCGGCCGGGCGCTGGACGGGCTGCTGCGGAGCGGTGGCGGCTGCCGGCTGCGGGCGAGGCGAAGATCCGCCTCCGGTGCCGTACTTGGCGGAGATGCGCGCGATCAGGTCGTCGGTGCTTTCCACTGCGCCGCCATCGGCAAAGAAAAGCTCGCCTTCCTGCGGCTTGAAGCCTCGGGCTGCGACCGGCGTATGGGTGGCACCCTTCATCTGGTCAAGCACCTTGGCGCCAACGGCATGCACCGCCTCTGGCGGCATCTCGTATTCGCCATTGCTCAGATTGACCGGGACGGGCTTTCCAAGCTGGCCCAGCGCCTTCTCGCCGATCTTCGCAGTAGAGTCCGCCGGCATGATGTAGCTGCCGCTCGGAACTTCGGTCTTGATGCTGTCGGACGTGCCGGTGCCTGGGCCTTTGATCTTCCCGCCCTTCGGTTTGTCCTTGGGCGCGGCGCCCGCCTTGAATCCATACATGGGTGGCCCCTAAAGAAAACGGCTCGAACCGGGCCGATACTCCGGTTCGAGCCGCTGGCAGGCCAGCCCTACAGGGGGCGTGCGCTACACGGCAGTCTTCGGCGTCACCTCGCCGGCCACGTCGCCGCCGTAGCTGTAGCTGACGCTGTTGCTCGCCGACCCGCTGATGCTGGCGCTGGCGTTGACCATGCCGTAGGCGCTGGAGGTGAGCTGCGCATAGACCTGCGCGCCGACCTTGGCCGCATCGAGACGCGCGTTGTTGGTCTGGAGCGCCACGTCGGCGTTGATCTTGGCCGTCTGAAGCATGAGCTGCTGGCTCGCCTCGTAGTCCTTGATCTGCGTCTCCCAGCGCATCGTGATCATCTTCGCTTCGGACTCGATCGCCGCAGCCTCGGCCTTGTAGCCGTCCAGCAGCGCGCCGCTCTGGATGCCCAGCGCCTTGATCCGCTCCCCTTCGGTCTGCACCTTGGCCTTGTAGCCGTCCCACTCCGCCGTCTTGGCCGACACCAGAGCGTTGTAGCGGGCGAGTTCGGCCTTCGCCTTCTCGGCCTGTGCGCCCACCTTGGCGCTGAAGGCATCGGCCTTGGTCTTGTACATGTCGACCAGCGTGCTTTGTGCCTGCACGCTCGCCTTGTACGCCTCGACCTTGGCCGTCTCGGCATTGACCTGCGCGACATAGGCGCGAACCTGCTCGCCGGCCGCGCTGATCTTGGTTTGCTCCAACTGCACCAGCGTCTGCGCCGCGCCGACCTGCGCGCGGTAGATCTCGACCTGGGACATGCCGGCGTCGATCTGGGCCTTGAACTGCTGCACCAGCGACTCGTTGATCTGCGCCTTGGTCTGCTCGCCTTGGAGTTGGGCCTTATAGACCTCGACCTTGGCAAGTTCGGCCTTGATGAGCGTGTCGTAGCTCTGTGCATAGGTCTGGTAGCCGACCAGCAGCGCCTTGAACTGCTCCACCGCAGCGTTGTGGCTCTGGATCGCGTTATCTGCGTAGGCACGGGCCGTCTCGAACGAGAGCTGCTCCAGCTTGAAAGCGTAGTCGATGAGCTGGCCTTCGAGCTGCATGCCAGCGGCGATTGTGTCCTTCAGGTTCGCCTGCTCCAGCTCGGCTTGCTTGATCGCTACGTCGCGGCTCAGTTCCGAGAGCTTGTCGTAGTAGTTCTGCTGGGCCTCGCGCAGTTGCGCGGCAATGACGCCGGACGGAAGCTGGAAGCCCAGCGCCTCAGAAGCTCGCTGAATCTCGGCCTCGTTCGCCAGCGCGATCTTCGTCTCACGGCTGCGCGCGCGGTCCCATATCGCTTGCTCGACAGCCTCGGGAATCCCAGTGCCACCGGACAGACGCGCTTCGAGCGTCGCCTTCAGCGCGTTCAACAAGGTCGACGCGTATTCCGACCCGCGGGCGTAACTGAACGGTGTCGGGCTCACCAGCGTGAGCGTCGGCATGTCCTCCAGTCGCGCGAGCCAGTCCTCATGCAGATCGACACCGGCAAAACTGACCGTCGACAGGCTCAAGTACGTTGGCTCGGCCGGCATCGTGACCACCGGGGCCGCCGGCACGGCGACATCCGCGGCAGACGGGACAGTCGGCACGGCGCCATAAGAGAGCGTCGGCGCAGTGGGTAGCGTCAGCGTCGGCGCCGTTTCGGTGAAGTCGTCGATCGTGATCCCCGGCATGTCGATCGACAGTTCGGTCGGCTGACCGCCAGGAACGGCGAAGCTGATCGTCGGCATCGACGGCGCGACCGGCATGGACGGCAGGCTCGGCGCCGCGATGCTGTTCCACGTCATCGAGATCGTGGGCGGGCTGTAGATGCTCGAGTTGAGCGCCGCAGTGAAGCTCGACATGTTCGACTGCGACAGTTCGGCGTACCGGTACGCGCGATCAAACGCCTCGGAAACTTCGGTGCTAGGACCGGACATGGTCATACCCTCCGCGTAGTGGACTGGGCGACTGCGACCTCAATCCGATCAAGTGTGAAAGCGTCGCCGGCCGGATTGCTGAAGCCGAACGTCAGGTAGTTCTCTCGGATGCCTTTTCCGGGCTGGGCGCGAGACTGGCCCGCTGCTCGCACCGGGAAGCCGTAGCGGTATTCCGCTTCGTCGCCCATTCGGTCGCGCGCCTTGACGATCAGCTCGCCCTCCCCCGCGCATTCGGGGATCGAAAAATAGACCATCTCGACACGCTTCTTCAGGCTGGAATCCCACAGCGTTTCGCCAGTCAGCACCTCAGAAACGATGGCGTCGCCATTATCCGTTTCGCCGCCGAGCGTGTACAGCCCTGCGGCGTTCCCGGCGTGTGTCTCGGTAATCGAGTCGAACGGAAAGTCGGCGTATTCGGTGACTGCGCCGGTCAGCGTGTTCATTACGATCGTGTTCATCAAAACACTCCGATTTTGAACAGCCACGGGTACGGCTGTTCGTTGATGTGCAGAATTTCATGCGCGTCTTGCTCGCCGACGCCGATGAGATGCGCGGCAGTCGCGTGCACTTCGCGCCGGGACACGTTGTGCTGCGAAAGGACGGCGCCGTAGTACGTCCGCACGCACCCTTCAGCCCCGCGATCTATGGTCAGGTCATCCATATCGCGCCACCACCTCTTCCGGCGTCAGTGTGAAAAAGCGGGTGATGGGGTCGCCGTAATCCCAAGGACTCGATGCTGTGACGGCCACACCGCCCCTACCGATTGTCACCAGGTTCGTGTTCAAGCTCGCCAGCGTCGTATCGTTGGCGGCAACAGAGTAGTTCCCGGCGGATAGCGTGCCCTCTTCTCTAGTCGTCTGAATGCGCGCTGGGTAAATGTCTTCGTACAAACAACATGCGTCGTATCGTGCATCGAAGTCCACAACCCAGCCGCTGGTGAATCCGCCAGTTCTCGGCTGCGCAAGTTCGGCGACATAGCTGGGCGTGCCGGGGTAGTACGTGTTGCTTGTGACGACGGTTGGGCCGGCCGCCTCATCTATGAACCCAATGGAGCACGGCTTTGGGATCGCAAAGCGAACATCTCCGGCGTCATTAACAACCTTTGCGTGGTGGAGGCTGCTGTCGGCCGGCCTAACCGCCAACACCCCCTCGTCATGCCCGAGGCTGTCGCTCTTGCGGAAGTCTGCAGCGATCAGGACGCTGGGGATTGGCGGCGTAATCTCACGCACCGCGACGGTCAGGTCGTCGACAGCGTCGCCTAAAACCTCTACTTCATACGCCGCGACTCTGGAAGTTATGCGCGGCTCGTATGTCACCTCATAGCAGATTGTTCGCGCCTTTCTCCCGTCCAGATTGAAGTACCAGCCGTGAAGGTTGACCCAAGTCTCTGCCGGTCTAAAGGAGCCGATCGTCGTCTTTGCGCCGGAGTCGAGCTCATAGACAAAGAAGTTGAACTGCCCGCCAGTGGACGTGAAAGTGGCCGAGCGCTGCGCCCCCACCAAGAGCTTCTTGCCCCCGACACGGGTAAAGGCGACACCATCGACATTCCCGCCGGAGATGGTCGCCAGAACGCCCCCGTTGTTGTAGATGTTCGCGCCGTTTCCTCTATTCAGAGATCGGCGCACGAACCCAGCGCTCTTCGTCGTGTCGATGAAGTTCTGGCCGAAAACGCCTGACGTCCCGAACTGGAACCAGCGGTCGAAGAAAAACTCGATGGTGCCGGACAACACGTAGAAATACGTGTAGTTGTAGGTCTTCGCCTCCCACGACAACACGTCCGTCTCAGGGTTTCTCCCCTGCCAGTCGACCGTGCCGTAGAGCAGATCGACGCCCTTCTCGACCCTGTAGCGCGAAGTCGGCTTTTTCTCTTTCCAGTGCGGGCGCAGGGCGACCGAGGGGTCTTCGCCGTAGAGCGTGCCGAGCGGGCGGTTCTCCGGTGTGAAGGGCTTGCCCCACCAGCGCGCCGGCCCTTCGTACTCCCATGTTCCGCCGTCACCAACCCCGCTGGTGGGGCGGCAGATGAACCCGCCGAGCAGCTTCTCGCCGTCGACGCCTTTCGTCCAGACCTCGACGACATCCCGCCCCATGAACGACGTGCAACGCACCCGAGAGCCGTCAGCCAGGGTTGCCCGACGAACTTGGTAGTCGCCGACAGCGACGAGGCAGGCGTCTGTGAAGCGCTTGTAGATGTGGAAGACCTCGCCTCGCTGTTGCCCAGTCAGGTCCGGGCCGTAAACAAGCAGCTCAGGCGGAGTGCGCCCGGTGAGCGGCTCGCCGTTGAACCCGATCCAGTGTTGGTTCCTGAGTGTCATGCCGGGATCGCCATATACTGCGGGATGCCTGCGCGCATACGGAAGCTCGCATGGACTTCCGTCACGGTGGTCTTGTAGCGCCCCTCGGTCATGCGGACCACGCCGCCACCGTTGAATCCCGCCACGATGCCGCCGTCAGCGATGCACAGCGCCGCAGCGCCCATACCTGCACCCTCACCCTGCTTGACCAGCTCTGCGCGAACGGAGACGCCCGAGCCGAGCACGACCGGACCATTCACGACGCGGCGATAGACGAGGTTGTCGAAGCGGTCGCCGGCCAGGAACGCCAGCTCGCGCTCGGTGCCGACGTAGATGCCGTCATCGACCGGGATCACAGCGGTGATCGGATCGACGAGCTGCTTGAAGTCGCGGCGCACGTCGAACAGCTCGGCGGTGTTAGGCGAGGATGCGTAGAGCACGTTGCCGTCGGCGACTAGCGCGCGGTTCCGCCACGTCGTCAGGCACCGCCCAGCGGGAGCCGGCTGCATGAACTCGGTGCGGCACGGCAACACCAGATCGTCGTTCTTGCCGGTGAAGCTGAAGAGCCCGTTCGTCGTGCTGCCGGCGTAGAACGCGCGCCCGCCGTCGTGCGAGGTCAGATAGACGTTGATCTTGTACCCAGCTTCGACCGGCAGGCCCGAGAGGAACACGCCGCCGTCTTCGACACGAACCGGGGCGCTGCTGTACGCCGGTCCACCTTCGAGCCCGTCCGCGAGCCGCACGTAGGTGATCTGCCACTGGTACTCGCCGGGGCACAAGTCCCCCGCGAGCTCGGTCAGCGCGCCAACGCTGGGCGGAATCGGAACCCCCCAGGTCGTCGCAGTCACGCCGTCCGTGAGGCCGCAGATCAGGTCGTTGCTCCACGCGACGCGTCCGTCAGGGAGTTGCGCGTACCAGACCCGGCTCGAGCCGAGGCCGGCGTACAGCACCACGCCCGCGTCGACGTTCTTCAGGTCGCCATCGCACGTCGCCAGCAGGAATCCGTCTGCTTGAAAGAGGTTCTTGTGGCACCCTTCTGCCGCGAGTGCGTAGCCTTCTCGGCGGCGCAGCTCGCCGGTCAGACCCGCGTCGACGTTCGTGGCGACGGTCAGCGCGTCGGGCGAAAGCCGCTCTTGCGGGAGCACGTTGTTGATCCCGGTGAAGCTCTTGAATGTCAGCATGAAGGCATCCTTGTGAGTTGTCCGCGCCCGACGCCGGTAGCCGGTGGAATGTGCGGCGCGCGGTGCCCCTGCGAAAACACGGCCAACCCGACCCCGGTCGTGGGCGCTACGCCGGGAATGTTGTGCACGTTGAACCGTGCAGATCCTGCCCCCACACGGCCCGTCATCACGACGGACGGCGCCACGAATGCCCACCCGAGCGTGAGATACGCAGTCCCGAAGCGCGTCGGTCGATGAACGCCTGGGGCCATGAAGTGAAGCCCTGCGCGCGGCACACCGACGCCGGTCGTCGGCTCAACGGCTGGCGCGGAGAACCTTGAGGCGAGCCGCGCCAGCCCGAGTCCGACCGAAGCGATCGAGCCCACGCCGACAGCGAAGTGTGTTGCACGAGCCGACGCAGTGCCAACGCCACCGGTCGGCGCAACGCCTTGTGCGACTCCGGCCAGTGGAAGGTCGGCCGTCGCGGCGCCGACGTCGCCAGACTTGAACCCCGGTGCGTAGGTAAAGAGGTTGCGCAACCCGAGCATAGTTCGGATCGAGTACGCAAGGCCGACACGGGCTTCGCACACTCCGGGCGCATCGCCGACGATCGGACGCGTGCGATCCCCGAGGCCGACCCCGCCGCTTCGGACGCCAAGCGCCCGGAAGTAGTAGCGCACCTCGCCCAGCCCGACCCCGCCCTCTGGCGCGACGCCGGGGGCCACCTCGATGGTTGCTCGTGTGCCGATACCAACGCCGCCTGTCGGGGCGACGCCAGGGGCATCACGGGGGATCGTTCCACCAGCGTCATACCACGTAGCTGAAGCCGCCGCCGCCGATGGGCGCGCGTACGCTGGTTCAGTGAACCAAGACGCCGACGCAGCCGAAGCGGATGGGCGGACGTAGCTCATGCTGGGATGACCCTCTGAATCAGGTCATTGCGCAGGGGTGACTCCGACGGGTACAGGTACGTGACCTGCACCTCCTGCTGGCTGGCAAACGGCCCAAGCGAGAAACTGCCGTCAGCGGCGGTCGTTGTCGCCCCAAGCAGCTCTCCGGTCCGCCGCAGGTACGCCCGAACGTCGGTCACGATCGGGTTGTTGTTCTGGTCAGTGACGGGGTCCGCCGCCGTGGTTCCGATGTACTTCTCAGACAGGCTGGCCGGGGCCTCGTCCATGATGTAGAGCGCGACGGTGACGGGTTGTACCCACGCGCGTGTCCACGACCCGACCTGATATTCGTTGAGATATCCGCCCTGATTGCACGCCCACAACTTCGTGCCGTCTGCGCTTGGCACGATGCTGTAGACGAGGCCGGTCCCGCCAGCGATCAGCAGCGTGCGCGTCAACCCGACGAGGTCGTAGGCGTAGATCGCCTGCGATCCAGAGGAGCCGACGTAGAACCTATTTCCGTCCGGGCTGTATGCACAGCACTGCGCTGCCGCCACTGGGCCGCCTCCAGGCGTCGAGGACACGGTGGTCCAATCCGCGATGTTGTACACCCACACGTAGGGCAGCGCAGCGGTGCCGGTGATCGCCACTTTCGTGCCGTCAGGATGCACGGCACATCCAGTCCCGTTGCCACCGAGCGACGGAGTGCCCGACATCTGCGTCCAGTCGCTCGTGTTGTACCCGTAGAACCCCGGCGAATTCTGGCAGGCGACGAAGAGCTTGCTCCCATCCGGCGTGAAGGCGATGGCGTTCACGGTCCCCGACGGATTCGCGCTGAGTCCGGTGATTTTCGTCCATCCAGTCGTCTCGTAGATCGTCAGGAACGGCGCCGTGTTGTGGCCGACTGCGAGATACGCGCCGTCAGGGCTGAACTTGCAGCAGACGCCGGTCCCCGCAGGGTTCCCGCCCGAGATCGTGATCGGGCTGAAGGAGGCTGCGTCGTAGACGACGAGGTACGGACTGCTCGAGCACACATAGGCGATCTTCGTCCCGTCTGGACTCACCGATACCCCGCGCCCGTTCGTTGGCACTGTCGCGGTGAACTTTGCGGAATCCAAGCACCGCGTCAGTCCGACATAGGCGGCCAGGGGCGGATTCGCGGCGCCCGTAACCGGGACAAAAAGCAGAGACACGATTGCGCCTCAGAACGCGAAGATCTTGAACGCGCCGTTGTCCCAGTTCACGGTCACGTCGGAGCCGTTCGTCGTGAAAGGAAAGCCAGATACGTCGCCGTTGAAGTGCAGCAGGATAGATGTCGCCGGATTCCCGGTGTCCACGTAGGTCACGACGCCCAGTGCGGTGTCGCCCGCTGCAACGGCGCTCCACGTCACGTCCGCAGCATCGAACGCGCCGCCTGCGACCGACTTCGAAGTCAGGGTGATGTCTTCATCCAGCACATGCGCTGCGATCGTGCTGTAGAACTCATCGGTCGTGGCGTTCGGTGTATAGGTGTTTGCCACAAGTGCAGTCTTGATCGTGTCGCCGACAAGATCGACCTGCTTGGTCATGATCTTCTCTTTCGCTTTGGTGTAGACGAATCGTGCCATGGTATTTCTCCGTTATTTCCGTGAGTTATTTGAAGTGTACACCTACTGCACTCTCGTGAATATGCGAGGCTCTTGGGTGCGGGCGAATGTGCTGTCTGACGACACGCGAACGAACGGCGCCTGCTCCCCCGTGCGCACGAACACTGAGCGCCGCAGCAGGTCCGAAACCTCTGCCGGGATGACGACCTCTGCCCTGCCGGGGAAGAAGCTCGTCGAGCACTCGAACAGCGCGCCGCTGGCGACCTCGTTGCGCACTGCTGAAGCAGCGCCTGTGATGAGTTCCGCGCTGACGCTTAACGTAGCTCCCGGCCCGGTCGATGCGCTGCCGCCGAACGCCTCGCCTGCGATGAAGGTCGCGGTGGTCTGAAGCGACGCGGCAGAGGCGTCGGCGCTGACGAACGCGCTGCCGGGGATAAGCTCGATGCTGGTTGAGGTCAGCGTTCCTGGAGCGACGGCAGCGAATCCGCCCGACGCAGTGCCAGCGATTAACTCGATGCTCGCAGAGACTGCGGCGCCAGCGACGGTGGCGTTTTGCACACCTGTCGCCGCGCCCGCGACAAAGCTCGTTGCTGTATCAACCACAACGCCCGCTGCCGTCGAGGCGGACGTGCCCTGTGCCGTTCCTGCGGTAAAGACCGTCTGCGTGGCGACGGAGGCGGCTGTGGCGACGCCTTGGCCCGAGGCCAGTCCAGTGACGATCGAGGCGGTGACTTCGAGCGTCGCGCCTGATGCGGTTGCGCTGATCTGACCCGTTGCTGCGCCCGCAACGAACGCTGCTGCTGTGTCGAGTGTCGCGCCGTTTGCCGTGCTGGCAGCTTCGCCGCTGGCTGTGCCCGGAGAGATGGATGCACTCGTGGCTACAGATGCGCTTGGCGCCGTTGCGTTGGCTTGACCCGTTGCAGAGCCTGCGACGAACGACGCGGTTGTTGCGAGAGTGACGGACGGGGATGTTGCGTTGATCTGGCCGGATGCGGAGCCGGGGGTGAAAGAGGCGCCCGTCTCAAAGGTGGCGGACGGGGCGACAACATCTTCGCCACCAACCGTGATCGTGACCGGCTGGGGCGTGCCGACTGCGACGCCGTCGAGGTAGAGCTGCGCCTCGAAAGTTGAGCCAGGGCCGTCGTAATCGAACGAAGTATCCTCGAAAACGAAGAGCGTCCCAGCGGTCGGCCAGGTCGTGACGAGCACGCGGACCTCTTTGCCGGCGTCCTCCGGCCCAAGCCACGTCGCAGCGATCCCGCCGCCATGCTCGACCGTGGACGGCACCGACTCTGCGAGCACGCCCAGTCCAGGGACACCGACAACGACGGCCCCGGAGATCAGCGAAGAGGAATCGACGCGGATGCTCATGATGCGGTTATTGGGCCGGTGATGCCGACGCTGCCGTCAGCGAGCTTGATCACGACGTGGTACTGCTGCCCGGTCGTGATCGCGGCGTCCGTGATCGCAGCAAGCAGGCCGCTCGCGCTGGTCGTGAGGCCAGATGTCTCGAACACGCCAGCCAGCGTTGCAGCTTCGAGAACGGCGACGCGGACGCCGCTGACGTTTGCCAGCAGCGTGCCGGTGTTGTTCTTCAGCGGCTCGGTGACGGTGATTGTGCTCGGCAGCGCAGCCGCAGCGACCGTGATCGAGAAAGCGTTGCTGTCCGCCGTCAGCGCCCCGGCGTCCGTCGCCCGGACTTGCAGCCCGGAGTACGTGCCCGCCGTGGTCGGCGTGCCGCTGATGACGCCAGCGCTCGATACCGTGACGCCCGCAGGCCACGAGCCTACAGCCGAGAATGTCAGCGCAGACTCGGCATCCGAGAAGCGAGATGACACATCCAGCGACGACAGCGCGACGCCTTCCGTGGCGCTGATTGCCGCGATACTCGGGCCGTCGAAGCTGGGCGGCAGGTTGCCCGGACCCTCGGCTTCTGTGGTGAAGTTCGACACCGCGCTCCACGAGCCCGACCCGGCTGCGTTGATCGCACGGACCTCAAGGCTGTAGGGCGTGCTAGCCGTGAGTCCCGAGATCGTCGCAGGTGATGCGCCGATGCTCGCAGCCGTGCCACCGTTGAGCCGGTACTCGAAGCCGGTCGCGTCACTACCGCTGTAGCTGTAGGGGACCGATGCGGATGTGGTGCTCGGCGTGATCGTGCCGATGGTGACGGTTCCGGTCGGCGCAGTGCCACCGGACGGCACTCTAGGCGCAGAGTCCGTGCCTGTGCCGACGCCGATAAATGCGATCCGGTTCTCGATATTGCCCGACTCATGCCTCCCGATACCAACTACACCGTCAGCCCAGTACGGAGCGCCTCCGCCCATCGTTGCACTAGTCGTTTCGACAGTCCATGTGCTCGGTTCCGCCTCGTCCGACCACCATGTTTTGTACTTGAGAACAACCGACGCACCGAGGTCTGTCCACTTAAGAAGATAAGAGCGTTTGCGGTTGGTCTGAAACGCATAAAATGTGCCCGATGCGCCGGTTGTTGACGGAGAGTCCGCGCGTCGAATAGTCGGCACGACATTGCTTGATCCCCCCGCCCCATCCGCGCAAAGATACCCCTGCGTGACGCCCGCGTTGGCATTACAAAGGAGCCTGACGATGCCAGTCCTCGCATCGATGGCAGTGTTCGCAGCGAGCCCGGCAATGGCCTCGATATACATCTCGCCGCTGCCCGTAACCGGCACTGCATTCCATCGCCACCAGGTATATCCGGTAAGATCCGCGCGATGAATTCGCAGCACGCGACCGCTTGCGCCCCGCGCGTCTTCCTCGACCTGGAACGTGTAGTCGGCTCGGCCAAGGAGGACCGAAAAGTCATGCCCCCCACTGTCGAGCTTGGTTGCCAGCGGATATTGAGTGAAGTCGTTGTAATACTGCGCCATTCTCAAATTCCTCTTGGATCAATCCAGCCCGGCGGGCGCCACAACCACACGTCGCCGTTTTCCGGGTGCTGCATGCCGACATAGCAATCCAAATCTGCCGCGTATTTCCACTTCCCCCAGACGCTGGCTCGCCATGCGTCTGGCGTGCCCGCGATTTCGTCCTTCGTCATCGGGCGAACGGTGGTCTCATCCGCAACGATCTCGATAGACCATCCCGCGGTCGGCGTTGGATTACCTGCTGGAGCGTCGACGCGGTACACACGACCGCCACCGAGCCACACGAACACGCTGCCGCGCTTGTCGTCGGAAGCGCATCCGGGGGCCACGCGCTTTGTCGTTTGATACTGTCGATCAGCGACGTACTGGGCATAGACCTCGGCATTGCTAAATGTCGGCTCTTTCCAATTGTTGGTTGGCGACGCCGTCTTCAGGTCCCAAAAGCGCTCAACAGTCCAGCCCGACACAAACATGATTTCCGCGTTGCGATCAAGCGCGCAGCCAAGGTCTTCGTACATACCAAGCGACCACATGCGGCCGATTGCCTCGACTGTGTGCGTCGTCACATCCAATGAGGGCATCGTGATCTTGCGTAGGGTCTTCGCAGACTCGGCCTGACCGACCTTGTAGATCACGTCGACTCCGCCTTCTACACGGACATCTGAGCCCCCCGAAATGCCGCCCGAAAAGTTCGTCGATACGCCGCGCTGCACGTAGTCGAGCACCTCCCACGGGCGCGCACCCGGCAGCGCCTTTGCACCTGCTCGCATCCAGTTAGAGCCAGTCGAGCCACCAACAAACCCTTTGCCGACGAGGTCAAGCTGACACAGGTATCCGGCGATAGCCTCGAACTGCCCAGCAGCTGCGTTCCACACACGAAAACCGCCGCCCCACTCCTGCGCTGCGCCGCCATGGGTATAGAAGCGATCAAGCACGGGCAGGTAGTTGTTGCCGCTGTATGTGTGGGACGACACAGGGCCGGCCATATGCCCATCCGGCGTGTTGTAGCTGCCCTGCGCATCAATCACAGTGCGCGCCGCGTAGTAGCCGACTCCCCACTGCCCTGTCTCGCCATCCCACACGTACAGGGCGTTATCGTCAGTGTTCGCGTGACCGCCGCCCCACAGGTAGATCCGGCTGCGCTTGCTGTCCCATGCCATGCTTGACCACGCATTGATGACATAAGACTCATAGCCAAAGCCGGGGCCGTAGTTCGGCGTTTGCAGGCGCGGCCAAATCGACTTGAACGTATTAGTGTTGGCCTTGACCCACTGCCCATCCGCAATCCCGGCCAGCAGATCGAGGAGTCGATTCGGGAACACCTCGCGCCCGCCGCCGACGCGCTGCACCGGCGACGTGTAAGTCAGCGGAACCGGGTTAGCCATGACGACTCCACAGCCGCTTAATGCGCCACAGCACCACGCCCGCAGCGAACACGACGGCAGCCAGCATCAGCCGGTTCGGCGTCCAAACGCGCGGCGCGGCGTGGTCCTGCGTGTCGGTCACGCCTTCATACCCGAAGACGACGCTAACCTTCCCTGCGGGCTCTTGCGGATGCCAGTTGATGATGTCGCCCGCCAGCATCGACGCCCACATCGCGTGCGGGTACGGCCGCCACCGGAGGGATGGCGTGCGCAGCGCGATATAGCCCGGATGGGCTACTGCGGCTTCGCAGGCAGCGTCGATGCAGTTCTGCATGGCTTACGGGTTGTTCTTGCGGTACGTCGAGGCGTTCAGCGTGAAGGTGCCGTTGGTGCTGGTCACGTCCGCGCCGAAGTCGTTGACCGCGATCAGCTCGTCGGCCGTAGCTGCGCCACCGCGCGACTTGTAATAGACGGCGTAGCGCGCGGTGATCGTGCTCGCGGCCCAAGCAGCGCCGCCCAGCGTGATCTCGACGCGATCGTTCGCCGTATCGACTGCGCCAACAGTGACCGTTGCAGCAGCGCCGCCCGCCGGGTAGCCCGTGCCAGTCGCTTCGTTGGTCACGTCCGAGCGCTTGGCCCACGTGTCCTTGTTCGGGCTTGCTGCGCTGGTGAGCAGCATCACCTTGAAGGTGTCGGTGTCGTAGTCGATGTTGCCGACAGCTTCATCGCGCAGTGCCGAGTTGAAAACGAACGATGTCATGTGATTACTCCGTAGTGGTGATTTCAGGCGTCACGGTCAGTTGGGATTCTGCGGAGCAGATCGGCTCGACACCGCCGCCCGTGCGCAGCAGCTCGATGTCAAAAACGTAGGTCTTCGCGGCGAGCACCAGCGACTGCTCGATCGTCGGCTCGAACCACACCGCGTTCGTGATGCCGTCCAGGCGCAGACCGTCGCCCTCGCTGAAACTCAGGATCGGCTCGCCGCCAACCTTCTCTTTCACGTCCATGCGGACGCCGTTGAACGGAGACAGGTTGAGCGGTTCGCGGTACGCGAGCTGCCCGCCAGATGCGTAGGCTTTGAACCCGGCCCCGTTGATCGCGTTGAACTCCACCGTGTCGGCGTCCACGACGACCACGGCGCGAAGGTCGGCGTCCTTGGGTGGGTTGTTCTGCGCAGCGAAGTCGCCAACGAGCGCGAGGTTCATCATCGCGGCACGCCAACCGTCAGGGATGCCGTGCTCGACTGCCGTCACGCGCAGCGGCGCGGACTGCTCGACGCCTGTGATCTGGGCGTACTTCCATGTAGAGGACTCGACGCGAATCGGGATGATGTTCGTCGCGCCGCGCCGGATTGTGAGGTTGAGCTTCTGGAGCGCCACGTCAAACCCCCGTCGCGGCGCGCAGGATCACGCGCGGCCACACGAACCACAGCGTGAATGCCATGTCCATGTTTGCCCGAATCGTCGTCTCGACCGCCTCGTTCCAGCGGCAGTAGTCGATCACTACCGGGCGAGAGTGCGCGGCTTTCCAGTCAGCGAGTTTCGTCACCGTGGTGTCTCCATGTGGCCCACCGGAAGTACGCACCATGTCGTGAGCCGATGCGGCAAGTTGTGCATAGACCTGCGCACCGACCGTCACCGGGTCGAGTCGGGAAGTATCAAAGGGGTGATTCATTTCTCGGCTCCCGGTGCGGCGTTTTCCAGCGACAGTTCTCGACCATCGGCTTGTTCTTGAGGCATCGGTGCGACCAGTCAGGAAAGAGGTACTGGCTCTGCCGCTCCGCACACTTACGGCAGCACATCGGAAGGTCGCTCGGGGTCATGCCCACCCTTCCTTGCGCTGCTTCATGCGCTGGTAGAGCGATACCCCGCCAGACCACAACACCGCCAGCAGCACGCCATACACGGGCTGGATGCCCAGCGCTGCGGCGACAAGCTGGCCGGTCTCGGTGGATTCGGTCAGTGTGCCAAGCACCGCTGCGGCGGTTGCAGCGACGCTGGCTTGTGCGATGGGGCTCGACTTCAGGCTCGACTCGGGCTCGATTGTCTGGGGCATCGGCATGTCGTCGTCCGACAGATACAGGGCGGCCTCTCTCGCGCGTCGCGCAGTCAGCCCGTCGACGACCTGAAGAACCCCGTTGATGCGCGCCTTGTTCCACAGTGCGAATGCACGAGCGGCAGACTGACGATCACCCTCGTTGTGCCGCTTCAGGACAGTCGAGCCCTTGAATCCGGCGAGCCCGATGTTGTAGGCCAGCGATACCATCGCCCCCAGCTCGGAGTCGTCCGCGTCGCGCTTGAGCGCCCGCTTCACGCCGTCTGCGAACTCGGTCAGGTCTTCGACGAACCAGGCGTCGGCCTGCTCTTGCGTACAGGTGTCGCCCATCTTGACGCCGCGCGTGTGGCCCCAGCCGATCGTCGGAACACCTGCGGGGCAGCGATATGCCTTGAGTTTGCACCCCTCGGAGCGGCCGATCTCCAGCACAGCCTCGTAGGCGATGGGCCAGTCGAGCTTCGGGTTCGGTTGTGTGGTCACGGCTTGGCTCCCTTCTCGGACATCAAGCGCATCAGCTCAGTGCGCAACAGGCGCAGCTCGTGCTTCACGTCGGAAGCAAGTTCCCGCACCTCGTCAGACGCCCGCTTGTTCTCTGTCGCCTGGACCTGCATCTTCTCTTCGAGAATCGCCACGCGCCGGTCCATGTTGTTCGCGTAGGCAAAGAGACTGCCGGCGATGACGACGGTGGTCAGCAGATGAGAGACGTTCAGGGTCTTGTCGAGGTGCCAGTGCCGGCGGTCTGTTTCTGAATGGGGGTTGGCGGGTTGCATGCCGGCTCGTGTCTGCTCAATATTTGCGTAGAGGATTGCGTTCCGAGCCGTTCTGCTCCAGCCCTACAGGGGGAGCCCTACAGCCAAGCGACGATCCGTTGCGCCTCGTCATGTCGCGTGCTCGCGCGAAGATCGGCGTCGGGCCTGGAGCCGAAAAAGCGCGAGAACTCCGCCTCGGCGATGCGCGACTTGTCGGGGTTGAAGGTTTCGGCGTCGGGGATCGAGTAGCCGACGTGCATCGCCCACTGAACGAGATGGACGTGGTGGAATGCCGGGATCTCGGGCTCGTCCTCGTCGCTCTCCATCGCTTTCGGCATCCGATAGCCCTCGAGTAGCAGCGTGCCGGCGATGCTTGGCGCCGGGGAAAGCTGGAGCACGTTGGCGTCCTGCACAAGATAAGCCGGCTCGCCTGCGGGCTCATCGCGCCACCGCGGAATGGTTGTGTCCATCCATTCGCGCGAGACAAGATGAAGTCGCGCCGTGCGATCGCCTTGTCGCCACGACTGGTGGCTGATCTCGAACAGGCTGTGCGGGATTGTGACTGTCGACTCGCCAGCACCAAGGCTGTGCTCGCAGAGGTTTCCGTCGGTCGCAGGCGTTGCGCGCAAAAGGCGAGCGCGAACGGCGCCCTCCTGCTGCGCCTCGTTGAGCCAGTCGTCAATATCCTCGTCCTGCCACATATACGGACGGGCCGTATCTTGGGCCAGCAGGCGGACGCGACGGCGCAAGGCTCCCCGATTCATGTCAGCGCGCTCCGAACTGCTCGATCAGGCTCACGACCTCGCCGCGCAGCTTCTCGACGCCGCGGCGTTTGTCCAGATTGACCTCGTACTTCATCGCGTAGGCTTCGAGCGCGTCCTTGTCCATCGTCTCGATGAGCATCAGCATGCCTTCGGTTTCGCGGTGCTCGTCCTGCTCACGCTGATTCTGTGCAGCGACAATGGCCTCCACGTCGCCCGGCTGATCTGCGGCTTCTGTTTCATCGCCGCGCTTGAACTCGGCAAAGCGCAGCAAGGTCTTGGCCTCACGCTCGGGCACGCGCTTCACGTCGCCCGGATTCCACTCTGTCCGCAATGCGGTGCGATCGCGGTAGAACTTCTGGCCTTCGTACTTCACAACGATCAGTTTCATGGTGTCCTCATGTGAAAAAGGCCGGCCAGGGCGAACCCGGCCGGCCCGTTTCGTGCCGCTTAGGCCACGCCTTCGTTGATGGCGAAGACGATGATCTCCACCTCGGACGCCTTGGCGTTGGCAGCGCCGCCGGTCGTCAGCGTCAGCCAGGCTTCTTTCGGCAGGACGACACTGGGATTGGCGGTGACGTTGCGCAGACGCGCGGCTGCCGACATGACGACGCCCGTACCGAACAGATCGTCGTCTTGCGGGACGGCGGTCACGTCGACGCCATCGGCGTAGGCGAAGCCCAGCTTGGCGGTCACGGATGCGCTCATCGCGGTCTTGATGACGATCTCGCTGTCGATCAGGCGAAAGCCTGCGGGCAGAACACCTACCTTTACGACATCGCCGGAGGCGACCGCAGAGGCCGAGTCGCCGCCGATCACTGCGCCGGTTGCGTTGGTGGTCAGCAGGAAGCGGAAGGCCGTGAGGTTCCCGTAGGGCGTGGAGCCGAGGCGGTTGCTCGGATCTTGCATGCCCAGCTTGGTGATGGTTGCCATGGTTCAAATCTCCTTGGTGGCGACCGCCCTCTCAGACGGCCGCCGATTACTCAGGGCTGGCGTTACTTGCGAGCGCCGATGATGGAAACGGCGGTGTCGATGGCGACGACGCCGTGGTCGGTGAAGTGCTTTTCGCCGTTGCCCTGATCGACCAGCCAGCGAACCTTGCTGATGCCCTGGATAGCGCCGATCAACAGCTCCATCTTGTCGTCGTGGTCAAACTCCTTCTCCTTCCAGAAGAAGGGCATGCCACCGTGGCCGGATGCGGCAAACGCCTGGGCGATGGCTTGGCCGCCCAGCAGGATCGCGCGATCGACCGCGTGAGTCGTTCCGAAGCTGGCATTGACCGTGGCGGTCGATTCCGTCTCGCTGGTAAAGCTGGCGCAGTAGTTCAGCGCGTCGCCTGCGTAGAAGCGGATCGGCTTGGGCATCTTCATCAGCAGGACGCCGTTCCACAGCCCGCACTCGCCCAAGAACAGCGGGTGTTGCTTCGCCTTCGCAGCGCGCGCCAGGGCGTTGGCCTGGAACTGGCGGAAGTTCGGGTCTTGCGCGAAGGCGTGGTACTGAGCCGGAGAAACCAGCAGCACACGCAGCGGCGAGTCCTCGGCAACGACGTCGCCGGGGATCTTCACGGCCGGCGGCGGCAGCGCGATCGATTCCATCACGGTGCGGATCGCATCGACCACATCCATGTTGAGCACGTCGGTCGTCGCCAGATCAACGACGCCACCCGTCTGCGAGAACTCGGCGATGCCGTTGGTGCCGTCAGCGATGAAGTGGCGATTCTTCGTCGGGGCGCGCACCGAATTGATTGCGATCTCGGCGAACTCGGGGTGCGATGCGACCGGCACCCGCCACTCGATGTTGTCGTGGAAGCCACGCGCACCAGCCATATGCAGCAGCAGCGACTGGTCCATGTAGCTGTCCATCAGCGACTGCGCAACCGGACGGCCCATGCGGCGGAAGTCCACCGGCGAGCGCAGGCTGGTCATGGTGTCGCCGAGATCCACCGGGAAGCGGGCCTGATTCACACGGACACGCGAAGTGTCGTAACTCAGGCCAGTGCCCTTACCCTCGGCTGTGCGGCTGCCCATGATCGGGTAGGCGCCGACAGGTTGCAGGAACTGGAACTCGACCTCGTCGCCCTTGCCGCGGGACAGATCGACGGTCTTGACGATCGGCAGGTCGGTAGAGGTCTGCTTGCGCACGACTTCGCCGGCTCGCGCCTCGCCTTTGGGCATGGGGCCGGACAGGCGACCCATGGTGGAGTTGCGTTGCATCGACTGGGCGAAGAGGCCCGCGGCGAGAACGCGCTGCTTATCCGCGGCGGTGGCCGGGACGTTGGTCTTGGTGGTCATGTTCAATGACTCCTATGCGTTCAAATGAGGTTGTCCAGCAGGTCGTCGATGCGGTCCGATGACATGGAGCCCATGCGTTCGAGCAAGGCGGCTGCATTTCCAGCTGCGGCGAGGGTCTGCTGCGTTTCGTCCATCGGCGCCGCTCCAGGCACATCGGACAGGGAGTTGGGCACGCGAAGGGCGGGCGCCTCCGGCGCGGTGCGTGCGGTACTGGGCTGCTGCGGCTTGGTTGCGCGGAATGCGTTGAAGACCTCGATCACGTCTTGCGCGGCGCCCTTGGTCAGCGCGTGCTCGACGCCGGCCTTGGCGAATGCAGGCAGGCCGTTACGCCATGCCGCGAACTCGGCCGACTCGACAAGCTCGTCAGCGTCCGGGTGGGCGCCGTAGATCGCGTCGTAGTGGGCGTCGGATGCCGTCTTGGCTTCCTTCGCCTTGATCGGGGCCAGCCTGTCATCGAGCGCGGCCATCAGCCGTGACTCAACTTGGGCCATGGCGCGGCGATTCAACTCGGCCACGCCTTTCGCAAGATCCTCTTCCGAGAAGTCGCCGAAGACAGAGATGTCGACGCCTTCGGCCATCGCCTGCGTAGCGGCAGCGAGGTTCGCATCTGCTGCGGTCTGCCCTTGACCGGCGGCTGCGCGGTCTTGTGCATCGGCCTGGGCGGCTGCGAGGTTTTGCTGCTGGCGGGCGGTCAGTTCCGCCACTTGCTGCTCAAGCTGTGCGACGCGGTCCAGCGCGGCCTTGCGACCTTCGCGGGCCTCGGCCAGCTTTTCGTAGGGGATGGTGTAGGCGCCGGACTTGCTCAGGATCGGTGCGCCCTCGACTTCCGTCTCGGTAGCGCCGGCCTGCGGCGGGTCTTGGCGTTCGGTAGAGGCGGCAGCGGGCGCGTCGTCGGTTTCGGTGACTTGCGGCTGCTCGGTGGGTGCGTCATCATCCTGAAGCGTCCCGTCCAGGGCGGCCTCGAGGAGTTCGGCGGCGGTCATGCTCATTTGCGCTTATCCAAGCTGCGGGCAACATTGCGCGGGCAGTTTGGTTGGGCGAATGCACAAGGCTCCAGCCCTACAGGGGGTAAGGATTGGGCGGATGCACTACTGGCGGGAAAGCGGCGGGAAATGCGGGCGCAAAAAAGCCCGCGCTCGGCGGGCTCGTAGGGGTGGCGCGGCTGCGCCTGTGCTTGGCGCCTCGGCTATGCCTGGCCGGCGAGGCGCTCTTTCAGCGCGTAGACCATCAGCGGCCATGCCTTGGTGATGGCATCCTTGCGGGCTTCATTGCGCCCCGTCTCTGCATCAAATCTCTCAGCGTCGGCACAGTACGATTCGCCGGGCACGGTGAAGCCGTTACGGAGCACGAGGACGCAGAATGTCAGAAGCTGCAGCGTGCCCCAATCCGGCGACTTGCCGATTTCGTGCACGCAGCCTTCTACCGCTTCAACGGCCTGCGATGCGGTGAAGTAGTGCTCCCCGACGATGTTCGCCTCGATGTCCGCGGGCGTCACGCGCGGCGCGGTCAACCCTTTGGCTTGAATTTCCTGCTCGATGGTGTGGTCGTTCATGCTTCAGCTCCTTCGGGGAGGTTGTCGGCCGTCTCCGGCGTCTCGATCCCTTGCATGGGCGAAGCGCCATCATCCGGCACCGGGGGGAACGTCGGGCTGGTATTCTGCCGCACCTCGGGCGCAGCCTGGGCCTGTTCTGCGACGGCGGGCGCGGTCGGCTGCGGGAAGTTGGGGTCGTCGCCCATCGGATTCGGGCGCTTGTAGCCTGCTCCCTGCATCACGACGTCGGCGATCGGAGCGATCTGCGGCATGTGTGCGACTTGCGCGCCGGCCTGCATCGCGCTGAATGCCGCCTGCACGCCGGTCTGCACCGCTTCGGCCATCAGCTTCTTGATCTTGGCCTCGCTCTCGGATTCCTTGATAGCGAGCTCGCGCTCCTTGAGCTCGAACATCAGTTCGCGCTTGATCTGCTCGCGCAACTGCTCGGGGTCCGCCTGCGCCGTCGCCTGTCGAATGGCCTGCACGATCTGATCCTTACGCGGCAGATCCATGAGGTCGATCATGAACGGCATCACGACCGTCTGAAGCTTTTGCGGCAGTGACTTCACCGACTCAGACAGTGCGGCCAGTTGCTGTGCGCGGAAGCTGCTGGAACTGGGCACATCCTCGAGGGCGACCATCAGGCGGGTGCGCTGCACGTCGTTGCTCAGGTACTGGATGCCGGTGTCGGGATCGATCTCGGGGTGATTCAGCACGACGGTCCGCGGCGGATTGAGCGTGTCGCCCTCGATCACGATGGTCTGCTCGGCCTTGCCCATGTCGGTGATGATGAGCGACATCAGCAATTCGCCCACCATGCGCCGCGCTTCCTTGAAGTTGTCCATCAGATCGGCGACGGCGACCTGGGACTGCTCAAGCTGCGTCTGCTCCTGAATACCCGATGCTGCGGTGCCCTTCTGGCCCTGGAAGGCTGCCGTGATCCCGCTGACGCGCTCCATTGCGCGGCGCGAGTCGTTCATCAGATCGAACTGCTGCGCATTCAGTTGGAAGTCGCGCTTGACCTCGAAACGCGCGCCGGGCCGGGCCATATGGTCCGCATCTAGGGTGATGTCGGCGTCGACGCGGGCAGCCATGCGCCGGAACACCTCATCCGTCATGGCGACCGCGCCCTTTGTGCGCTCGATGCGCGTCGCCGACATGCCCCAGCGCAGCTTGCTGATCGAGGCGTTGAGGTTGTCCTGCGGGAACAGCATGTCGCGCACGAGCCCGTAGGGAATCCCGGTCATGTCCTCGCGGTTCCCCCACACGGGCACGTAGGGGAAGTGCTGGTGCGGGTGCGGCGTCGGGCCGTCATGCAGGCAGTGCGGCCCCATGAAGTAGGCGCGGCGCATCTTCGGGATGATCTGGCGCTCCAGCACGCCACGCCCAGCATGCAGCATCGCATCGTGGGCCGGGTTGCTCGGGTCGTACTCGACAGCGCGGCCGGTGTGCGCTCGCAGGATTGTGACCTCGGCCCAGCGGCGATACCAGAGCTCGGTCAGGCAAACCTGCTGGTTCTCGTCGTTGTACCAGTTGTCTTCCTGCACGGTCCATGCGCGCTCTGCGTCGATGGCCTGGGCGAGCCCGGTTGACTGCCCGCCTTCGAGCATTTCGCCGGCCAGATCCGCAATCCACTTGTCCGCGGAGTGCATGATGATCGTGGCGTGCTCGGGGAACATGCGCGCAGCGCGCTGCCTATCCACCCAGCGACGGCGGAACAGCCAGCGGGCGTCTTCCAGATCCGGCTCGACGCTCTGCATGTCCCACCAGATTTCGTTCCGGTGGACTGCGCGGCACTTGTACGGGAACTGGAGCGCGTTCGAGGCGCGCGTGACCTCCACCCAGCCGATTCCGACGGTCGCGGCAGATCGGAAAGCATCGGACAGCGCGCGATCGGCGCGACTGTGCCGTTCGGCTTGGTTGAGCCGGTAGTTCAGCGCGTCGGCGACGTCCTGCCCTTGCGGGTCGCCGTCGGGCGTCACGCGCCAGTCCGTGCGCGTCTTGGCCTCGTAGCCGCACACCGCGCGAATGGCCGGGCCGATGATGTTCTCCTTGGCCGGCGGAATGCCGAGCATCTTCTGCCGCTGCAGCAGTTCGCTATCCAGCTGATTGCCGTCGGCGTAGTCTGCTTCCTTGTCCGCGTTCGCGCGCCAGGGTTGCTGGTTGATCGCCTCACGCACGAACTGGGCGAACTCGTCGACGGTGATCGGCGCGTCGGCCGGTTGCAGTTCCGTTTCGTCGGTGGTGTGGGTCTGTTCTGCGAGCATCGTTCGCTCCGGTGTGGGTCAGGTGCGCCAGTCGGGCGGCGGGGGTTCTTCGTAGTTCTGTTCCATCGAGGCCGGCATCACCGGAACGGCTTGGCCGATGTAGCGGAACATGTCGCTGCCGTGGCTGAACTCGTCGTGCAGCGGCCCCATGGGTTCGCCAGTCTGCGTGTGCAGCGCGCGGCGGTAGCGCTTCAGGCACTCCAGCAGCCGGCTGGTCTTGTCTTGGTCGAAATAGCACCGTGGGAACAGCATGCGGGCGACCTTGATGCCTTCCTCGACGCTTGTCTGTGCCAGAACGATCGGCTTACGCCCCATTTCTCGCAGAAGATCCTCGGTGCTCTTTCCCGTCTGGAAATTGCGCGTGCGGCCATCGTGCGGCAGATAGTCGTGACCCCAGCGATACGGGCGGCGCTCGATCTGCGCCACATACCAGTCGAGCGTGCGGTGCGAGTCCTCGATGTAGTCGATGATCCGGACGTCCATTGGCGAGCGCTGCACGAAGCCGATGGTCATGGCGTCGTTCCACCCCAAGTCCCACACGGTGTGCACCGGCAGCAGCGGGTCGTAGGGCACGCGCGCGACGCGGTTCTCGGCGTAGAGCGCTTGGATCTCGTGGCGATAGATCGCACCTTCGGCTACGGTGCGCGGTTTGCCTTCCCAGATGTGCTCGTAATCCTCCAGCAGCATCGAGCGCTTGGCCTTCAACCGCTCCTGGTTCAGCACTTCCGGGAACCACGGATTGTCGCGCCAGTTGATCTCGCAAACCCAGGTGTCGGGCGACGGCGTTGCGATGAATCGCTGGTACGTCTCGTCGGTGTCCATGTCCGGGTTGAGCGTCAGCCATATCTCCGATCCGTCCTTGCGGATGGTCGGGATGAGCACGTCCCATGACTTCTTGCTGACGCCGTGGGCCTCCTCGACCCACACAACGTCCACGCCCTCGAATGACTTGATCGAATCGACGGTGTGCGACTGCAGGCCGGAGAACAGGAACATCGAGCCGTTGGCGCCGCGGATCTCGGTATCGAGCACCTCGTAGAAGTCCTGAAGACCAAGGCGCACGATCGTGTCCTTCAGCAGGCGATGCACCGAGTCGCGCATCGACTTCTGAACCTCGCGCGCACACAGGATGCGAAGCGGCCTGTCTGCGGCAAGCACCAGCAGCGCGGCAGCGACAGCCCACGATTTCCCGCCACCACGGCCGCCGTGCATCACCTTGTAGCGGCGTGGCGTGAAAAGCCCTTCCAGCTTCTCGGTGATCTGCAGCTTTGCTATTGGCGGCTCGGCGAGCATCACGACTCGTCATCCTCGCTTCGAGCGGGCGGGCGCACGAACTCAACGGCAATGCGGGCCTTGATCGGCCCTCCTCCCTCGCCGACGTGCTCCTGCGTGACCTTGTCGCCAAAGCGGCGGGGCTTGAGTTTGCCCATAAGCCACTTCTTGTTGTCGGCCTCCAAGCGCACGATCGCTGCCGACGCCTTATCGACGGTCATCAGCGGCCTGCCGTCGACCACGATGGGCATCCCGGTATCTGGATCGAGGACAGGCACCCACGCCTTGTTGTGAAGTTCGGCCAGCTCTTCGGCCATGAACTCAGCCTGGGCCTCCTTCGCGCGCGCGTACTGGTCGCAGATCGGGTTGGCGCCGTTCTCGTCTTTCTCATTCAGCCAGCGTGCGACAGTTGCATAATCGGGAAGCGGGTGGCCTTGGTGCCCGGCGGCCAGAATGGTGGTGATGCTCTTCGAGCTTGATGCGATCGCATTGCACACCGCATCCATGACTTTCTCGCGGTTCCATTCCTTGCTGTTGATCTTGAACGGGTTGGCCGGTGCTTTTGCTGCAGCCTTGCGCGCAGCGGTGCCGGCGACTCGCTTCCTCGCGGCCGGCTTCTTCGGATCGGTGGACGTGGCGGTCTTACGAGTCATGCGCGGCATGCTCGCCAGCAGCCACGCGTCAATCCAGCCCTACAGGGGTTTAGGCCTTGTTCGATGCCAGCAGCGGCAGCGCCATCTGCTCTTCGGCATGCGCTGAGGTCAGCTCCTGCACGAGCCGCTCGAGCCTCCGCACCTTCGCGCTGAGCGTTGCTGCCATGAACTCCGCCTCGTGACCAATCTGAATGGCCGCGTACTGCTGCCCTGAGCCGGCCATGAGCTCACCGAGCACGCGAGATTCGCGCGGCGTCAGCTGCATCACTGTGTCCCCGATCTCGAGCACCGTCGTCCCGTCGGGCAGAAGCGTCCGGGTGATGAGCCTGGCCGGCTTGTGCTGCTCCATCGGAACGAAGACCCCGCGCTGCACCCGGCGAATCTTGCCGTTATCCAGCAGGTAACCAAGGCGGTCGTCGATCGTCGTCAGCTTCAGGCCGGTGAGTTCGGCCAGCGTCTCCCGGGTCACGATCTGCTCACGGGCGTGGATGTCCTGCACTGCCTCGAGCACGATCTCCGCTGTCGACTTCTTCGCGCAGCCCTGCTCCTTCACTCGAACACCTCCGCCGGCTGAACAATCACCTGCGCCATCGGACGCATGCCGTAACGCTTGCGAATCGCGACGTCGGTGATCTGCTTGTCGTCGCGCCACACGATGCCGTTGCACGCATCGGCGATCGCCTTGAGCACGTTGTCGCAGTCGGGCTTCGTGGTCGGGCGGATCTGCCCATCGAGCGCCTGGTTGCGCTTCTTCATCGACCAGGATGCCGGCGGCACCGTCACGAGGACCATACCGACGGCCACCGCGCCCTCCATTGGCGCACGTCCAGCCATGGCCTCTTGTGCCGCCATCGCCACCAGGTTCTCGTAGCGCGCAGTCTTCTCCGGCGTGTGCATCCGCACGCCGTCGCCCATCCTGAACGCTCTTGGGCGCCCCTTCCCTACCGGCTCACCCGGCACGACGAACTCGATCACCGCCAATCCCCCCTCTCCCCGCGATTGCCCTTTGCCCACTGTGCGTTCGCATCCGGAAGCAGTACCGAGTACCCGCTGCTTCGCTTCATCGCCTCGACTGCAGCCCGATTCCCCTGCGCCCGAAACCGCAGCAACTGGCGCACCAAACAGCGATGCTTGTGTTTCATGCCCCATGACTCACCTCGTTCGCGTTCAGGCAGCAATAGCGTCATAGCCTGCTGCAGCCCATGCACTGACCTGTTGCTCCGCGCTCATGCCGCGCTCCTGCCGTCGATCACGCGCAGCGGCTGCGAGGCCTCAATCGCAGCGGCCGACGCAGTCGCGAAGCCGATCAGCGGTCGTCTCGTTCCGCCCTGCATCACCGCTTCAGCCTTGGTCGCGTCGCCGATCAGTCGCGGCGGATCGGAACGCAGGCCGCGACGTACGTTTTCCGCCTCGGCGATACCAGTCAGGACCGGCGGATACTCGGGTCTCTCGTTGCGCATGGCGTAGCCGCGATAGCGGTTCTCGAACTCCTTGGCAACGAACGGCCACTCGTCCTCGCTCTTCGAGCTCAGACCAACCCATCCGCCCATGTCGTGGAGCACGCGGTGGATCAGGGCATCGTCGAACGCCACGCTGGCGTAGGGGCCGACGTGGCGCACGGCCTTGTCGATCTTTGCCCAGGCGCGCAGTGCGGAGTCCTGCGTTGTGCCGCCGAGCATGCGGCGCACGTCGGCAATCTTCGGCATGAACTGTCCGGTGTCGGGGTTCTGCACGTGGGCGTTCAGCGCGTGGCGCACGGCCGGCAGGTCAAGGTCTTTCAGCCCCTGCCAGTAGATCGCGATCACGCCCGGCGAGAGCGGCTTGCCGCAGTATTCGGCCACCGCCTGGAGCATGTCGGAGAACGCGTCGAATTCGTGTTGCTGCATGGGTTCAACCCTCGCCGAAGATCAGTCGCTTGGCCTCATCGGCCGCTTGTCGATTGCGGTCTGCCAACGTCGGGGATGCTCTCGGCAGCGGTCGCACCTTGGCCGCATCGCGGCGCCGGCCTTCAGCGGTGGCCAGCACCCAAGCCATGCCCTTGCCGGCCGCGTTCGGTTCGGCAGCAATGCCGCACAGCTCGTCGGCGGTGATGCCGGCTTGCAGCAGGGCGAGCAGTTTCGGGTGGCCTGGATTCACGCCCTGGATGCCCGATTCCCGCATCCGTCGGCAGATCGTGCCGGCCTCGGTGGGCTCGACTTCGGGGGAAGGCTCGGCAGAGGCGAGCGCGCCCGGATCCTCGTGCGTGCTACTGCGGTTCAGTGATTCGCTCGCTTTTGGTTCACCTGGTGTCTGGTGTCTGGTGCCTGGTGCTTGGTGAGCTTTCTGCTGGGTTTCGGAATCGGAACCCGACGAAAACCCATCGGGTTTCTGCTGGGTTTCCGAATCAGAACCGGTTGGGTTTTTGCGAGGACGCCCACCCTTCTTGCCGTTCTGCTGTGCCGTAACGATGCGCTGACGCGCTCGCTCGATTTCCTCGTCGGCACGCCCGTTGTGCCACACCCCATCGACCAGTTCGAAGAACTCCTCCAGCACGACATCAACGGCCTGGCGCTCCTCGTCTGAGCGAGCCCTAGCAAGGCGATAAGCCTGCGCCGCGGGGATGCCTGCCTCCGTGGAGTAATAGCGGTCGAGCAGGATGCGATACGCCCCGTGCTCAAGCATCGAGAGATGCCCCGTGTCCTTGGCGTAGTCGCCCAGGTGGTGCTCGTAGTAGTTCATCTGCCCACCCGCACATTCGCCAGCACCGCCTTCAACAGACCTGAGCGGCATGGAGTGAGACAATCATCCCCCCATGAGAAGAACGCGGTGAGGTATGCCAATGAACAAGTGCGACGACTGCTTGAAGCTACCCAAGGGGCGCCGCGCACCGCCACACCGAAGCCTCGCAAGCGTTGGCTATGCGGGCTCGTACGCCCCCGCCGGACAGCGGGCCGCGAACATTGAGAAGTACGTCTGTCGAGCGTGCGGGCAACGCTGGACGTTCGAGAACGACTCCAACGACGACTTCGTTGGATGGACAGAGCAGAACTGACCGTCACCTGAGGGGCACCGCAAGCCGCATCGTCCCCCACTTCGCGCGAGACGCTTACGACGTGGCGAATCATGCCGTCGCCCGCCACATGGCGCCTCATTCCCGCCCCCTACCCTTTTGTATTACCAAATCACGAAGCCGCGACGGCAGGATGTCGACATCGTCCTCATCCATGCAGTCGACCGTGATCAGGAACCGTGCGTACTCGCCCATCGTTGAGAAGCCCAATGCCCGCGCACGGCGCAGACCGAGCGTCTTGAGCTCTGCGGGCATTCGGAGCGAGAAACCATCGTCCATCGCGACGCCTGACGAGTCGGCCGCGCGGCGCGAGAACTGCGGATCGTCTCCGGCAGCGGCCTCGCCGGCCGGCTCTCGGGCGAACCAGGTGAAAGGATTGAGCAGAGACACTAGCGGTGCTCCAGGGGGTTTATGGGCGGCTTCCCCGATGCATATAGAATGGGAGTTCTCACGCAACCGTCATTCGCAAAGGGGAAGCCATGAACGAAATCGAAGCGATGAAGGCGAACGTCGACCTCATTCACGGCCGCCTGAACGCGGTGGAGGCAACGCTCCAAGCTCTTCTCCGTATGCACAGTCAGCCGAGAGAGGCGCTTGTTGCTGCCCTGACGGAGGCGTCACTCCGCGTCGAAATCGGCGCAGACACATGGCCCGTGTCAGATCGAACCATTGCCGCCACGAAAGATGCGCTGCGAGGTCTTCTGTCTGCGGCGCGGAACGACTCGTAGCAGTCACATACTGGCGGGTGCCGAGCTCCAACTGCTCGTACATCGCGGCGCCGATCACAGATCCGAGCCGGCCGGCGTCGATAGCGTCTTGCAGTCGCTGCTCCACTGCGGATCGGTCGCTCGACATCACGCCGCCCCCTGGCTGGGAATGACAACGGGGAGCAACCCACAATGGATACAATGAAGCTTCCACACACCATTGACTCCAAAGGGGTTGCTCATGAGCTTGATCAAGGACGCTTGGGACATCATCAAAGAGCGCAGCGAGTGGAAGGCCATGCAGGCTGCGGCACAGAAAGTCCCGGAATTGGAGGCGCGCATTGCGAAGCTGGAAGCGGCACTCGCAAACGGCGCGGCAGGCAACGTCTGCGACCACTGCGCATCGCCTCGGCTGACGCGCACTGGAAGCCGAAACAGCCGCAAGCTGCCAGGCGCCAAAGAAGCCATCTTCAAGTGCGACGACTGCGGAGACCTGAGCGCCTTCACGATTCCTGCTCCGAGGTAGCCCGCTTGTCTTCCCGGCCCTGCTCCCACTTGACAAAGGCGAGCACGGGCCTGGCAACAACGACCGCCATCAGCCAGCCCCAGGCGATTACTAGCTTTCGTGTCATGCGGCCTCCGGGCTCGATCTTGATGACGAACAGCGCACATGCTTTGCGTGGAGCGCGATCAGCGCCTGGCCGACCTCCCACTGAACAGTTGTCGTGCGGCCCCGCACAAGGTCAGACACAGCCGGCTGAGACAGACCAATGGCCTGCCCAATTTCGGTCTGCGTCATCCCCGCTTGGCACAGATCGAGGATTCGGGCTTTCGGGTCAAGGGTGATGGCTTTCGAAGTCATGATCGAAAGAGTATCGCCTATGCGATTTTTTTGCAATCGCCTATGCGGTTCTCGTTTAAATCACAATTGCGATATGGAAACCTTCGGTTATCGCGTCCGAGCGGCGCGCAAAACTCGCGGCATGACACAGACGCAGCTCGCTGCTGCCTCAGGGCTCTCTCAGACGACGATTTCTGACATCGAACGAGGCCGCAACGCCTCTTCGGCGGACATTGTTGCTCTTGCTCGCGCCCTTGACGTACGAGCGGAGTGGCTGGCAGACGGTCGCGGGCCTAGAAGCCTGTCGTCGTTTTCTGATGAAGCCAACGTCGCCCCTGCATATGCAATGAAGGGGCGCGTACCTCTGATCTCATCGGTACAGGCCGGCATGTGGACAGAGATCATCGACAACTTCCAACCGGGTGACGCTGAGGCATGGGTTGAATGCCATCGCGACCTGGGGCCGCACGGCTACGCGCTACGCGTCAAGGGTGAGTCGATGACGGCGCCGACCGGTGAGTACTCGTTCCCGCACGGGATGATCCTGTACGTCAATCCCAGCGCCGAGCCGTTGCCTGGCAAGTTCGTCGTCGTGCGGCGCAACGGGCACGAGGCAACCTTCAAGCGACTCACGCTTGTCGATGGCGAGATGTACCTCGAGGCGATCAACCCCGACTGGCCGAACCGCTACATCAAGCTCACCCCCGACGATCACATCTGTGGGGTCGTGGTCTATGCGGGCCTTGAGCTGCCGTAGTTTCATGTCCGCACAGATTACGATCGACCAGCTCATCTCATGGGTGCATCGCCTGACGCACTTTGCAGTCTGGGTTCCGCTGCCTCCTCAAGAGCATCAAGGCTAGACGCGTCGATCTGTAGCCGAACGAACGCCACTTATTGCCTATTGGTCCAACTATGGTTACCCCTGACATCCACCCTCCACCGAGCGACGACGATCTCGAGTCACACGACGGCCCGATGTTGCCCCAGGCGATCACCGCGGTCGGCTCGATGACCGTAATCCTTGCCAAGCTGCTTCTTCGTAAAGGGTTGATTGACGAGGATGAGCTGGTAAGCATGGTCGAGGCCACGCGCCTCAGTGCTCGCGAAGAGGGCAACTTCCCGATTGACCTTGTGCTGCACGCAACGATCATCTCCATTCTCAACAAGGGGGAGTCGTCATGAGCCGACCGCAGCCGATCGAGAACGTGATCGACTTCATGACCAAGATCGACAAGGGTCGGCCCCGCCGCTACGATGGGGGGAACGATGGAGATCCACCCGTGACTGACTATGTGACACATGCCGAATTCGCAGATGCTATGCACCGCATCGACGGACGCTTTGCGCAGGTCGATCAGCGGTTCGCACGCGTTGAGTCCCGGCTTGATCAGACCGCAACCAAGGAAGATGTGGCGTCAGTGAAGGCCGAAATCCATCGCGGCATCGTTGAGACGCAGCGCTGGATGATCGCCACTGTCGTGGGGCTGTTCATCGGCTTCGGCGGCTTGTTCATGGCCATGACGAATGCCCTTAAGCCTGCGGCGACCCAACCCGCAGCCGCGACTGCGCCTCCGGTTATCATCAACGTCCCGGCCCCCGTATTGGCGCCACCCTCCGCGCCAACACAGTAGCGCGCCCTCAGCCTTCTGATCCAGCCCGCCCCGACCGGGCTTTTTTACGCTCTCAGTCCGGCACGAGCCCGTAGCACCAACTCGAATGCCAGCGCTGCAACAAACGCCTCTTTGTTGCTCGATGTTCGATACGCCTGCATCAACAGCCCCATGACGCCGTCGGGGCCTTGGTCCAGAATGCGGTTGATCATTTCGGAATAGGATCCAATTTCCATGTCTTCTCTCCTGGGGCTGTGCCCTTACTGCATCAAGGATGTCGTGTTCCCGGTGGTGACAACCCGTTCCATCAAGGACTCGCCCAACGAATTCGATCTGTTCTGCGCCTGCCCAAGCTGCGAGCGGGCGTCCGTCGCGCACGTCGTCTTCGAAGACGCCAAGAAGCGCGGCTTCCAGCGCGACTGGCCCAAAGTCATTCGTCCCGAGCCGGGCATGAGCATCGAAATCACCCCCAAGCCGCCCATCGCGCGCGCGCCAGAGCACCTGCCCTCGCAGGTTGAAGCGCTGTTCATCCAGGGGGCAGACGCACTGATTCGCGACCACGACAACGGCGACGCCGCCGCAATGGTCTTTCGCAAGACACTCGAAGTTGCGCTCAAAACCCGCTGGCCGGACATGACCGGCACGCTCGCCCACCGCATCGACCTGCTTGCCGCCCGCCACGAAATCACCAAAAGCTTGGCCGAGTGGGCGCACGCCATCCGGTTCGACGATAATACCGCCGTGCATGACACTGACCCGGTAACGGTCGAATTCGCTCGCAACCTGCGCGACTTCACCGAACTTTTCCTGATGTACGTCTTCACGCTACCCGCCATGCTTGAGGAACGACGGCGCACGACATAGCGTCGCCGCGCCTCCTGATTCACAGCCCGCCCATCGCGGGCTTTTTTACGCCTATCGATCGAGGTGCGGGTGGATTATTTCATAAAAATATCGCCTATGCGATTGACTAATAGAATCGCCTATGCGATATTTTGCCCATCGTAGCACATCACAGCGCTGCGATGCCTTAACAACCAGACCAATACCACCGCCCGCACATGCTGCGAGAGTTGGCGGACATCGCGTGATCGAGACACGCGGCAATCCCGGCACCGCCAGGCCAAGACCTGCACGGACCGACTCGATAGGCGATCCCAGGCCGAAAAGCGGACCACGCGCAAGCGATCCGTGGGATAGGCAGCAGACCGACCGAACATCGACTGCACAGATGGGCTGGCTCCCAAAGCCGGCAACACTTGGCCGCTTCTCACGAGGCGGCACAAGAAAGAGGGCGCCCCGTGAAAAAAGCTGAACAGGGCACGCAAGCAGTACGAACGGGCGGACGTAGCGTGCCGCCGCTGTCAGGATCCCTCTTTCTTGTGGGTGAATGCGTGATTGAGTTTGGCTACACGTCGCTGAAGTGCCGCGGCGGAAGATATCCGTGTGGCGAGGCGCCCAGCCAAAGGGTCGGATCGGACCTCGCCAAACGCCGGTAAAACCGTACCGGCCCCCCACACGATCGCCCACAGGCCCGCAAGGGATGTGCTTTGGAGCGAACGCCGGTAAAGCGTAATCCGGCAAAATGCAGTACCAGCCCTCTCGGGGGCTTCCCTGGCTCGCTTCACCCCTTGTGGGCAGTCTGATCTACACCCGGCGCCCTCCTCCCGTCGGTTCAGCGAGGCGGGCCAGCAAAGCCCCTATCACCTCCCCTTTGGCCCGCCCTCGTGCGGGCCTTTTTTTTTCCGGAGTACGACATGTGCCTTCAGGAAGCCTACGAGCGGCGCGCGCTCGCCACTCACTACGCCGAACTGGACGACTCGATCGCCGAGGACGAGGCGATCGACGCCATCGCCGACCAGATCTGGGATCGCGAGGTCGGCACCCCGATCCGCGGCGCTGCGCTTGCCGAGGCGCTGACGGAGGTGCTTGCGACCTACGACCACGAAGACATGCAGCTGCTGATGTGCGCCGCCTTCGTCGGCGACGCGCACGTCGGAACGCTGCTAATGGACGAGGCACGCGGTTACCTCAATGCCAGGTGCCGCGAGAAGGCCCGCGAGCAGATCGAGCGCGACAAGCGCCTGGCTGAAGCTGAGGCCGTCGCCGATCGGATGGCTGCGTGATGAGCGCCGCGCTACTTGCAGTGATGTGGCTCGCCGCCGGGCTGCTGGTGGCGCGATGTGTAGGAATCAACCGTTCCCAGGAAGAGAACATGAACCCCAACAAGAAACCCGCCCCGCGTTGGCCAGCCTGGCTTGGAGTTGCCCTGATTTTCGCCGGATATGGCGCGCTTGAGGCGCACGACGCGCACACCGAGATGCTGATCGCCAAGGCCGATGCGGAAGCAGCGATCGCAGTTGCGCAGGTAGCCCGTCAGTACGGGATCGAGTGCGGAGAGCCGCACGCTGTCATCGCCGAGGCGCAACCATGAACGCCCCCGAGACGCTCCCGTCCCTCACCGTCCGCGCATCGTCCTGGGCAGGGCTCTTCGACTGCGCCTACCGGTGGGAGGGCATCCACCTCTTGAAGCTCCGAAACGTGGTCGGGCTTCGGGCAGCGCTTGGCACGGCCATCCATGCGGGTACCGCGGTGTTCGACCAGTCGCGCCTTGATGGGTCGGGGCTGACCGCTGATGACGCGGCCGGCGCCATGGTGGACACACTGCGCGACCCGGAGAACGAGTTCGACCCCGCTCGGGACGACATCACCATGTCCGAGGCCGAGCGCGTAGGCCTCGCTCTGGTCTCGAAGTACTGCACCGAGGTTTCGCCGAACTACGACTTCATCGCCGTCGAGATGGAGACCAAGCCGCTCGATATCGACTGCGGCAGCGGCGTGATCGTGCGCCTGACCGGGACCATGGACCGCGCCCGGATTCGGCGCCTTGGTGAGGGTGTCGGGATCGCTGACCTTAAGAGCGGATCCGCAGCTGTCCAGAAGGGCGCCGCGGTCACCAAGGGCCACGGTCCGCAGATCGGCACCTATGAACTCCTGTACGAGCACACGACGGGCCAACCCATCACCGACGACGCCGAGATCATCGGACTCAAGACCAAGGGCACGCCCGAGATCGCGACAGGAACGATCCGCAACGGCAAGCGCGTGATGGTCGGTACCGACGAACACCCGGGCCTCATCGAGTTCGCGGCCGAGATGTTCAAGACCGGCCGTTTCTACCCCAACGCCAAGTCGCTTCTGTGCTCGGACAAGTACTGCCCGCGCCATGCGACCTGCCCATTTCACGATTGACACACCAGGAGCCCACCACCATGGCAACCGCCAACCTCGCCGAACTGAAGCAAGGCCAGCAGCAACGCAATCTCGCGGAGATGAAGCCGAAAGACCAGATCGCCTACCTGCTCAAGAGCCGGCAAGCAGAGATCCAGAAGATGCTGCCCAAGCACCTGAACGCCGAGCGCCTGCTGAAGGTCGCGCAGATCGCCGCCACGACGACACCTGCCCTGGCGAAGTGTGACGTCCCGAGCCTCATCGGTGCGATCGGTCAGTGCGCGCAGATGGGCCTCGAGCCGAACACCGTGCTCGGTCACGCCTACCTGGTGCCGTTCAACACCAAGCGCAAGGACGCCAACGGGAATGAGCGTTGGGTGAATTCGGTGCAAGTCATCATTGGCTACAAGGGGCTGATCGACCTCGCCCGCCGCAGTGGTCAGATCGTTAGCATCGCCGCGCACGAGGTCTGCGTGGCCGACCACTTCGACATGGTCTACGGGCTGGACGAGAAGCTCGAGCACAAGCCCGCGCTCGGCGAGCGAGGCGACATCATCGGCTTCTACGCCGTGGCCAAGCTCAAGGACGGCGGCCATTGCTTCGAGTTCATGAGCCTGCACCAGGTGCGCGAAATCATGGCGGCCACCCAGAGCAAGGGCAAGTACGGCCCTTGGAAGGATCACTTCGTGGAGATGGGCCGCAAGACGGTGATCCGCCGGCTCGCGAAGTATCTGCCGCTCTCCATCGAGTTTCAGACCGCCGCCGCACTCGACGGCATGGCCGAGGCCGGTCGCGATCAGCAGCTCGACGCCTTCGACGGAGAGTTCTCGGTCGTCGCGGATGACGAGGCGCCGATCGGTAGTGACGGCTTCGATCCGCAGGACGACGAACTCCGCCAGGTCGAACAGAAACAGTCGAACACCATCCCGATGCAGGCACGCGTCCGAGCGGCAGAACACGTCGACGCCGAGACGGGCGAGATCCGCGAGTCAGCCGTCACTCAGCAACAGGACGACGGCGCCCCAGGCTTCGCCGACGCTCACGCTGCGGTGCGCGCTGGCGACTTCGACATCGCGCGCGACATTGCCCGCAAGCTGCCCGACGCCCAGCGCCAGCAGATCGAGACGGCGATCGCCAACCTGGAAGGCGGCCAGCAAGACGAATCGCCTGCACGTGGCCGCGGCCGCCAGCGCGGTCAGGGCGGGTTGGGCCTCGACTGACCGACCACAGGAGAACGACATGACCGCATCGCAGATCGTCGCTCGAGACGCCTACATCCGCACAACCCGCCACGATGGCAGATCGACCGTCACCCAGCATCGCGTTTGGGACGCCGAACGATTCTTGGCTGCACAGCAACGAGAAGCCATGGAGCGCGCCCGCAAGGACAACACGCCCCCGGACATCGTGATCTCGGCCACTGCGGAAGAGTACCGGCGCGCACGCAACTGATCACCGGGGCTGCGGAGGGCGAGCATTCGCGAAGACGCGTTCGCAGGAGCGCCCGGTCGCCGAGCGCAGCCCCACCCAACACAGCCCGCCTAGCGCGGGCTTTCTTCATGGAGCAAGCCATGCAAACCATCTACGAAGGCTCGCTTGACTCGGAGCTCTTTCGGCGAATCGCAAGCCAGACGGCAGACATCGACCTGAGCAAGCGAGACGCAGCGACGCGGGCGCGGCTCGATGAGATCGCGTCAGGCATGAAGACCGACCGCAAGGCCGTTCGCCGCATTGCGCGTATCGCAAAGCAGGTTCAGGCGTTCTCGCTGCGACTCGTCGGGAATGGGGCAGATGTTCCCGTTGCAACCGTCGTCACCGCCAAGGGATTCGAGAGCGCATGCAAGACGGCGCTGCGAACCTTCGGCGGGACATTCAAGAACCTCGAGCTCCCCGGTTATGCAATTCAAGAGCAGGGGGGGGGGGTAATCACATGCCTCTCGACAAGCTCATGAATAGGAACTGACCATGTACTTCAAGAACGCACAGATTTACCGCCTCTCGCCGGAGTGGCCGATCGCGCTCGAAGCCCTGCACGAGCAGCTTGCGAAGCGCGCCTTTACCCCCTGCGGCAGCCAGGACACGGAGCGCTGCGGCTGGATCGAGCCCTACGAGGGCGCCGGCCTTGTGCACGCCGTCGGCGACAACTGGATGGTGTGCATGCAGACCGAGACGAAGCTCCTGCCGGCCGCCGTCGTGCAGCAGGAGGCGGAGAGGCGGGCCGTGGAGATCGCCGAGCAGCAGGGCTACAAGCTCGGCCGCAAGCAGATGAAGGAGTTGCGCGAGCAGATCACGCAGGAACTGCTGCCGCGTGCCTTCACACGTTCCCGCAAGACCTTCGCATGGATCAACGTCGCCGCCGGCTGGCTGGTGATCGACGCTGCCAGCCAAAGCAAGGCCGAGGATGTGCTGGAGCAGCTGCGCCACACGCTCGACACCTTCCCGGTTTCGCTGCTGCGCACCGAGCGCTCGCCCATGTCGGCAATGGCCGGATGGCTGGCCGGTGAGGCGCCCGAGGGCTTCACGATCGACCAGGACTTCGCGCTGCAGTCGGTCAGCGAAGACAGGGCGCGCGCCACGTTCAAGGGCCACGACCCCGACGACGTGCACGTCACCGAGCACCTGGAGGCTGGGCGCCTGCCAATCAAGCTGGCGATGACCTACGACGACCGGATCAGCTTCACGCTGACTGAGTGTGGCGAGATCAAGCGCCTGGACTTCCTCGATGTGGTCCGCGATCAGGCCAGGGCCGACGATCACGACGACGCCATGGCGCTCTTCAGCGCTGAGTTTGCGCTGATGACGGGCGAGCTGCTGCGGTTGCTGGCGGCGATCGTGGAGGCGATGGGCGGCGAGATTGTACGAGATCCCGATCTTGTGGATCAGGCGAAGGAGAAAACATGAAAATCCATCACATTGCCGTCCAGAACTTTCTGGGCGCGCGAACCATAGACCTTCCCCTCACGCAGCCCGTGACGCTCTTGTCCGGGATGAACGGCACCGGCAAGTCGTCGCTGCGGGACGCGATCAGCTTTGCGCTCACCGCCGACCTGTGCCGCATCTCGAAGAAGGGCGAAGCCGCGGCGCTCATCAGCGAAGGGGCGACGAGCGCTCGGGTGTTCGTGCAGACCGACGAGCGCGACTTCGAAGTCACCATCTCCAAGGCCGGGAAGATCACCGACGGCGCCGCCGGCACCGAGCCGCACGCAGCCCTCCCCTTCGTCCTCGACCCGTCTCGGCTTGCACGTCTGACCGACACCGAGCGCCGCGGCTTCCTGTTCGGCCTGCTGGGCATCGAGACGAGCCACAAGGCCATCGGCGAGCGCCTGACGCGCAAAGGCCTGGACGAGCAGAAGATCGCCGCCGTGCTGCCGGTGCTGCGCGCTGGCTTCGCTGCAGGCGAGAAGCACGCCAAGGAACTGGCGTCTCAGGCCCGCGGCGCCTGGAAGGCCGTGACCGGCGAAGCCTACGGCGACAAGAAGGCCGAAGGCTGGCAGCCGGCCGCGGTTGATGTAGCCGGCGACCCGGCGAAGAAGGCCGAGCATGCCCGCGCCCAAGTTGGGGAGTGCGAGGTGCTGATCGCCAGCCTGCAGCAGCAGATCGGCGCAGCGCGGGCCGCCCGCCAAGCATTCGAGGCCGAGGCGATCCGCCGTGAACGGCTGCGCGATCAGGCCAAGATGGCCGATCGCATCCGCGACCGGCTCAAGACCGCCGAGGAGAACGTCGAAGCCTGCCGCGCGCAGCTCGCGGCGGCCGGCGGTGGCGAAGACCCGCGCGCACCCGGCTCGTACCTGCTGCGTGGGCTGGCGAGCGTAACCGCGGAGTTCGTGGCAGTTGCTGATGACGTTGACCCCGAACTCACCAACCGCGCAAACGCCCACCTCGCCGAGTACCGCAAGCTCCACGGTGACCCGAACACGGAGCCCGGCGACCCGGCCCGCGCCGACGAGATCCGCCGAGGCCTACAGACGGCCGAGTCCGGCGCCGCCAACGCCCGCCGAGACCTGGCCGCCGCAGAGGCTGCAGCCGCCGAACTCTCCGAGCTCGAGAAGACCCCGCTCGAAGCGCGGGCCAGCGTCGGCGACATCGAGGAGCAGCTGCGCGCACTCACCACCAAGCGCGACGAGTGGCGCGCAGATGAGCGCAAGTACCGTGAGGCAGCCGGAGACGCCGAGCGCCGCGCCCAGCAGATCGAAGACGCCGCCCGCCACCACGCCGACGTGCAGCAGTGGTTGGCCATCGCAGACGCCCTATCGCCCGACGGCATCCAGGCCGAGATGATCGCCGAAGCGCTGGACCCGCTGAACGCAACGCTGGCCGAACATGCAGCACTCGCGCAGTGGCAGCCACCGCGCATCGGTCCCGACATGCTCATCACGGTTGGGGGGCGGGCCTACAGCCTGTGCTCTGAAAGCGAGCGCTGGCGTGCCGATGCGCTGATCGCGCTCACGATTGCGCAGCTCTCAGGCCTGCGGTTCGTCGTGCTGGATCGGCTGGACGTGCTGGACGCCACCGGCCGCGAGGACGCGCTGTTCTGGCTCTCTGACCTGGCTGAAGCCGGACAGATCGGCACCGCCATCGTGCTGGCGACGCTCAAGAGCGCCCCGGCGGCCGCCGCACTGCCGGCGCATATCGCAAGTCACTGGATCGAGCGCGGCACCCTGATTGCCACCCACACCAACCAGCAAGCCCTGGAGGCAGCATGAAGCCCATCCTGTTCTACGATTCGGAGACGCAATCGCTTCCGTTGTGGAATCAACCCAGCGATCACCCCGACCAGCCCCACATCGTCCAACTCGCTGCCCTTCTGGTCGATCCCGGCACGCGCGAGACCATCGCCAGCATGGACGTGATCGTTCGCCCCGATGGCTGGACGATTCCCGCCGATGTCGCGGCGGTGCACGGCATCACGACCGAGCGCGCAATCACCGTCGGCGTGTCCGAGAGCATTGCGCTCGGGCTCTTCATGGACCTGTGGCACGCCGCCGATTTTCGTGTCGGGCACAACGAGAGCTTCGACGCCAGAATCATCCGCATCGCCCAACACCGCTTCGAATGTGGCGAACTCGACGTGTGGAAGGAAGGCCGCGCGGAGTGCACCGCCCGGTTGGCAACGCCCATCTGTGCCCTGCCTCCGACCGAGAAAATGAAGGCCGCCAAGCGCTTCCACCACAAGACGCCGAACCTGAGCGAGGCCTACCGTCACCTCACCGGCCGCGAGTTGGAGAACGCACACAGCGCAATGGCTGACGTGCTCGCCTGCAGGGACGTATATTTCAACATCATCGACATGAAGGAAGCAGCATGAAGGCCCCCAACTACACCGGCGAGGAAGTGCTCGCGATCCGCAAGAAGCTTCATATGAACCAGATGGAGTTCTGGGGGCCCCTCGGCATCACGCAGAGCGGCGGCAGCCGCTACGAGTCGGGGCGCAACATCCCGCGCCCTGTGCAGCGCCTACTGGCGATCGCCTATGGCACCGAGAAGCAGTCCGCCGCGGCTGTCGAAGCCCTGCGCAAACGCGACGCCTGATCAGCCCCCACCCTGCACCACCGAGCCCCGCCATCGAGCGGGGCTTTTCTTTGAGGAAACGAAGATGCAGACCTACATCGGGACCAAGATCATCCGCGCTCTGCCGATGACCAGGCAGGAATACAACGACTACCGCGGCTGGCAGCTACCGGCCGATGAGAACGGCGACGACGAGGGCTATCTGGTCGAGTACGTCGACGGAGGCAAGGCCAACGACCAGCGGCACGCCGGCTATATCAGTTGGAGTCCGAAAGATGTGTTCGAGCGCTCTTACCGGCCGATGCAAGGCCATGGCTTGCCGCCGCACCAGCAGCGCGTCGCTGAGGAGAAATACGAACTTAACGAGAAGCTCGGCAAGCTGCTGGCCTTCTTTCAAACCGAGATTTTTTCATCCCTGCCGGAAGCCGAGCGTTCGCGCCTGCGCAATCAAGCGCGCTTCATGGATGGGTATTCCGCCGTGCTGCAAGAGCGCATCGTGGCGTTCGGAGAACAGCAATGAACGACCAAGATCTCGAGCAGGCCATTCAATCCAAGGGCCTGACTGCGCCGCGCATCACCCTGGCGGACATCGACGCGCTGATGAGCCGCATCGTCTACACGTTCGACGTGCGCCCGAACGGCTCGACCACGACGCTGGCGCATGCCTTCCTTGACGGGAAGTTCTACCTCGCCACCGGTGTGTCGTCCTGCGTGTCTGTCGAGAACTTCGACGCCGAGCTGGGCAAGGACATGGCCATGGGCAGCGCGAAGGCCGCGGCGGAGGACAAGCTGTGGGAGCTGGAAGGCTACGCGCTGTGGAAGCGGATGGCGGAGCCGTCTATCCAGCTCACCCCTTTCGAGGTGCAGTCCGGCCTTGATCGCGTCCGTTTCGCCGAGGGGCTGATCCGTCAGCTACCCGCCGACCATGATGGGCGCAATACGTGGCTGCTGAACTACGGCCAGAAGTAAGAGAAACCACCAAGCCCGCCGAGTGCGGGCTTTTTCATGGACGAACGAAATGAACGCACGCGAACACCTCACCGTCGAGCAGGCGCTCGACGCCGCCCCTGGAATGCTCACTGCTGAAGAGATCGAGCAGGCAACCGGCCTCGATGAGAAGGCAGTGCGCGCCGAATTGAGGCGAATCGCAGGGCTCGGCAACCTAGAGCATGTACCGGGCCGCGGGCGTGGGATCAAGTCGCGCTATGGCCTGATCGCACGACTGGGAACTGGAGTACTTGGATCCGCGCCGTCGCAATCAGCGGAAATTCCCCTAGTTGAGCAGAATCATGGGGTTGCTGCGGATGAGCCCGGTGCTCTCGCTGTGATCGCCGACATCCGCGCTGCGGTCGGCGACAAGACCGGGAAGATCATGCTGGGCGAACTTGCCGCGCACATCGGCAAGATCTACGAACTCGGCGAAGCTCATCGAGAGGCTTGCATGAGCTGGGAGCGGGCAATGATGGCCGCCATCGGCGCCGACGGCATCGGCGACGTCGTCGAGGCGATCGGGCAGCTGGAAGCCAGCAATCGCATCCGCGGCGAGAACTGCGACACCCTCCGCCAGCAGATCCTCGAGCGCGACAGCGCCATGGAGATCATGGATGCGCAGATCACTGCTGCCAGCGAGACGCTTGCGCCGTGCGTGCTCGGTGACGTCGACACCTCTGACATGGGCCTGCAGGAGATCGCCGAAGCCGTTGCCGTTGCGATGGCCGATACAGCCGCAAAGCTCGGTCGAGCGATCAGTGATAACGAGGCACTGCGCACGCAGCTGTCCGAGGCCTACGCCGAGCGCGACGAAATCAGGCTGCGTAACGATAGCCCGCCGGCAGATCAACCAGTCGGCTACCTGGTGCGCGCCGCGAAGCGCAAGCCCCGCACGCTGCAGGCCGAAGACAAAGCCCGCGAAGCCGCGCTCGGAGCGATCCGTGCCGGCGCACCGCGCGCGGAGGTCTTCGCGCTTGTGCCGGTCGGGCAAGCGAAGCGTGGTGCGGAGTGGAAGGAGGCGTGATGCAGATCGGCACCCCACACCGCAGCGCCATCGAGACCCGCGGCCTGCGCCCAATTGGCGAGTTGGCTCGCAACCGCCCCCACGGCGACCGCCTGCGCTACATGGCTGGCTGCCGTTGCCCGGCCTGTCGCGGCGCCAACACCGCGTACGAGCGCATGCGGGCCCGGGCACGAAAGGCCGGCGAAGCCAACCCCATCGTGCCGGCCGATGCCGCCCGCGCTCACATCCAAGCGCTGGCCGCGGCGGGCGTGGGCCGCCGCACGCTCTCGATCGCCACCGACATCACCGAGGCCACGCTGTGGGCCATCAAGCGCGGCGAGCGCGCCAACCTGCGGCGGGCCACCGAGAAGAAGATCCTCGCCATGCGCGCCGATCTGCTGGCCGACGGCGCCTTGGTGGATGCCGCGCCCACCTGGGCGCTCATCGATGCGCTGCTCAAGGCAGGCTTCACGAAACTGGCGATCGCCCGCGGGCTGGGCCAGCAAGGGGGAGGCCTGCAATTGAGGCGCACGCGGGTCACCGTCCGCAACGCCGAAAAGGTGCGCCGCCTGCACGACAAGCTGATGGCCGACGCCGAACGCCTGGTCGACGCCACACCGTCCGCCGTCCTGCTGCAAGAACTGCTCGACGAGGGCTACCTTCCCCAGCGCCTGAAGCGCGAAATCGACGGACTGCCCGAATCTATGAGCTTGCCCAAGAAGATCAGCGCCGGCCTGGCCAACCAGATCGCCGAGGCGCATAGGAGGCTCACGCAATGAACGAGCACCCCGTTTCACTCTCACGCGCAGACCGCCGCAAGTTCGAGAAGGCAATGCGGCGAGCGCCGCGGGCTACCCGGCAGAAGCCCACGCGCGCAGATCTTCCGCTGCGCCTGATCCCATGGAACATCCACGGCGTATGGGCGCCGCTCGACGCCATCCTAGCCAGACTCGATAGAGACGGCACAGCAGAGTACTCCGGCAGCGAGCCCGTCCTCTACGACCCCGGCACGAACGACTGGCACAACAGCGCCCAGGCCGTCCGCGGCATTGCTGATTTCCATGAGGTCGCAGCGCTGCGCAAGGGATGGACCATCAACACCGAGCCGATCACCCGCTTTGCGCGGCTGCTGGAGTCGGACGACGAGATTGCTCAGCAAGACATCGACGATGTACGCGCATGCGCCGACGTGCTGCGCCGCCTTTCCGGCAGCCTGACGCTGCGCGAGGCCAAGGCATACCTGAACGAGACGTGCATCAGGATCGAGGTCGAGAAGGCTGGGATGACTGGAGAGAAATGATGATCGAACACGAAGACCAAACGCCTTGCGCGTCGCGCGTCGAGACCCTGATCAGCAAGGTAATGGCCGAGCACCCGAGCAAGACACAGGCCGCCCAGCACGACTACTTCGAAGCGGTGCACCAGCAGCTTGCGCCGCTTGCACGGGAGCTTGAGCTCGAGAACGAAGTCCTGCGCGCTGAACTTGTCGCAGCGAAAGCTGCTGGGGAGTACCACGCAAACCAAACCTGCGAGGTCACTAAAGCGTATCAGTCTGAACTCGATGCGCTGAAGGGGAAGGAGCCCCTGTTCTGGGTTCGCCTGTGCGGCGATGGCACATATGAAGGACCAATCCACAACGCGCACATCGAGCCTGTACGAAAGCGGTCAGGCGCATGGATTCCGCTGGTGATGATCGACAGTGTCATTCCGCCTGCGCCGGAAGGCGCCCTGCCAGATCGCGATCAAAGCAAGCCCGCCGAGCAGCATGGGCTGTTCCGCAAGTTCGTTGTCAGCCGTACCGATGGCAGCGATGCGCCGGGCGGGAAGCACCACGGATGCCGCTATTTCGTGCTCGACGTGGATCACGACCAGCACGCGAGCGCAGCGCTGTCCGCATACGCGACGGCCCGTGAAGCGACTCACCCAGCCCTGGCAAAAGACCTGCGGGAGAAGTGGGGCGCGCCCCTTCCCGTCGCACAGCCAACGCCGAGCGTGCCGGATGAAGCGCGTGAGTGGGTTATGGCCGCAATCGCTCAAGCCCTGGGTAACGCATACGACTGCACGCGGGTGTGGGAGGCGTGGAGCTACGGAACGATGGATGAAGACGACTTCTCTCTGATCGCTGAAGACAGTGATCGCCTCAGAGAGATCGCGGACGCCGCCATTATGGCCATGGGCGCCTCTGCGCCGAAGCCGGATGCCGCATAGCGCGAATCCGAGCAGTGGAGAAAGATCAATGAGTTGCGACTACTGCACTGATCCTGACGGCGTGCCGTGCTTCCCCGTCTATGGCGTTGGCCCCCACATCCACGAGGGCCGAGACGGCAACCCGCTACTGGGCCGGACGATCCCGCTGCCGCCCGACGAGTGGCCCGACAACTACCGCGAGAGCAAGGACGATCCGGGCCATGGCGTTTGGTGGTGCCCGCACTGCGGAGAGGGGAAGCCGGAGGAAAATCCATGAACAAGACAATCGGAACCTGCTCAATCTGCGGCGGGCGTGTGACCGTGCCGCATATCTGGGGTGGGGTTACGCCGCCGACTCCGACCTGCGAGTCGTGCGGCGCGAGGGCAGCATCGCATGGGCCTGTGATCCCGATGCAACGGCCCGCGAACACCGGGTCAGTGCGCGTGACGATCGCAGCATCCGCCAAGACAGAGACCAACCCATGACCGCATTCGGCCTCATCGTTGCCGCCCTGATCATTGGGCACGACATCAGAAAGGGGCTCGAGCGAGTTGCCGATGCAATCGTGAGCCACCGCACACGTAACAGGAAGCACCAACCGCCGGCATGACCGGCGGTTTTTATTTCAGGAGACCACAGTGACCATCGCCATTGAGCAACACGCCGCCATGCTTCAACCCGTCACCCTCAGCGCGCACACCGAAAACCGCCTTCTGTTCTGGTCTTCGCCTGAAGATGCGCTTTTCCCTGCCGATGTCGCCGCCCACGTGCTTGACGTCGATTACTCCACCCTCGCCCGCTGGCGCTGCACCGAACAAGGGCCGAAGTTCTGCAAGCGGGGCAACAAGATCTATTACCGCAAGCGGGACCTGGTGGACTGGATGCAGAGCAAGCCCCAGGCCGGGGCATCACCGCAATGACAAAAGCACATACAGCGTGGCACAGTACCCGCTTCGCAACCCCCGAAGGAAGAGCATCATGAAGCGCATCATCACCGGCCTAGCCCTGTCTATAGCCCTCGTCGGCCCGGCGGCTGCCGCTTGCGTCGGCTCTGGCAGTCTGCGCACATGCATGGACGACAGCGGCAACACCTACACCGTGCAGCGCCTGGGCAACACCACCTACGTCGACGGCAGCAACCCCAACGGCTCGCGCTGGAGCCAGGAAAGCACCACTATCGGCAACACCACCTTCCACAACGGCACCGCAGCCGATGGGGGCAGCTGGAACGGCACCACCACCCGCATCGGCAACACGGTGATCAACAGCGGCACCGACTCGGACGGCAACCCGTACTCGTCGTCGTGCTACGGGCGCTTCTGCGATTGAGGGGGAGGAGATGAGACGCCTGGTCCTTGTTGCCCTGGCTGGCGCGCTCGTTGCCGGCTGCGGGGCCTCACAGCGCGAGGCCGAGCAAGCGGCCGCAAATCGCGCCCAGCGCGCCGAGTTTTCGTAGCGCTCACCCCGTGCCCGTCGCCCCGGCGGGCGCGCATTCATCCTGCGGGCAGCACATCCCTATCAGCTTCGCCTCGAGCCGATCCACAATCGGCCGCAGGCGCTCGATGTCACTCTGCACGTAGCCCGCCGTCACGTCGCCGGCCGCACCGCTCTTGTGGTTGAGCAAGCGCTTGACCACGAACGACGACACCTCGAGCGAATCCAGCCAGGTCGCAAACGTGCGTCGCAGATCATGCGGCGTCCACGCCAGATCATGCTTGGCGACCAGAATCTCGCGGATGTCGTGCGCGGGCGACGTATGCCCGACCTCGCGCTTTGGCGCAGGAAACACCCACGGCGAGCCGATCTTCTTTGCTGCAGCCACTCTGCGCTCCAGCATCGCTCGCACCCATGGACCGACCGGAACCTCGAAGCTCTCCCGGTTCTTCGTGTCCTCCACCTCGAACGTGCCCCGGCGCAGATTCACCTTGGCGACCTCCAGTCGCGCTGCCTCATAGCTGCGCATGCCGGTGAAAAGCAAGAAGCGCCAGTAGTCGCGCACAACCTCCCACCGATCAGGCCATCGCTCGTCCGCGACGTCATCGACGAGCTTCCACCACAGCGGCAATGTCGCCGCATCAAGGTAGTTCTTCCTCCGCCGCTCGCGGTTCCATAGCCGGCGCTGCCGCAGCACCACGACAGGATTCAACACGATCAGCGGCACCCCGCCGGGCTTGATGTATTGCTCGTTGTTGAGCGCGTAGTTCATGACCGCAGAGAGCGTACGCATCACCCGGTTTGCAGTGGTGCCTGACGGCTTCGCGGTAAGGGCCTTGTGCCGTTCGATCACCATCGAGGCGTCAATGCTGTCGGCGGGCAATGCGTGCCAGTCGGCAAGATACCTCCACAGCTTTCTGTAGTCGTCGACCGTGCGCGGCTTGAGCGGCGGGTCTGTCCTGGTGCGCTCGGTCAGGTAGTCCTCAAACAGCATGTCGAGCGTCACGACCTCAGTCGGCGCGGATTCGCGCCGCTCGTCGTGCGGGTTCTTGCCGGCGGCCATGCCGGCCAGGAGCCGCATACCTTCCACGCGCGCGTCGGGCAGCGTCACCACGCCAACGCGGCCGACCGTGACGCGCACGGTCTTGCCGCCCATTTTGCGCTCGACGATGTAGCTCTTTGCCCCGTTGGCGGTGACGCGCAGCGCGAAGCCAGGCACCTCGGAGTCACGAACGAACAGCGCGCCAGATTCTGGCGGCTCGATGGCCTCGATCACGGCCTTGGTCAGCTTCAGCTTCAT